CAAGCTGACTTGGATCAAGCATCCTTGGTCAATCAACTGGACATCGAGAAGAACGGTGTACTCGGCACTGCAGTTAACCTGGGTGCTGCTGCTTATTCTGGTTTGTCCCGTATGGCTGGCAATGTGGCTGCTATGCCTGCTGATGCAGTGGCTTATGGCGACCAACTCTCTCTGTCTGAACCAGAGATCCAAGCAGTCAATCGCTACAAGACAGGTGAAGCCACGCCTGAAGATCTCACACTGATCAATACCCCGAAGGGTATGTACAGTGAACGGGATCATCCTGAAATGATCGCTCGTGCCAAGGCTCAAGCTGTCAAAGATGGCATGCTGAGTCCTCTGCAACTGTTTGAGCGTTCGCAGAAGGCATCTGAGATCTCTCGGAATATCAATCAGTCGTTTGACCGCAGTTCTCTGGTCAATACCTCTGATCGTGCTCAATTCCGTGATGAACTGACCAAGGACTTCGATCCTATTTGGGACAGTGTTGTCACGTCTGCCAAAGCAACAACCAATGGTGACCTATTTGGTGGTGCTTATGGCGCTGCTCGTGGTACAGCACAGCTTCTGAGCAATGCTCTGAAGGCTGGCATCAACAATCCCACTGCAGTTGCTGAGTATGTTGCAGAGAACATTCCTCAACTGGCTATTGGTGCAGTTCCCAAGGCTGGTGCTGCACTTCTGACAGCTACGAACATCGGTTATGCCTCTGAGAACTATCAGAAAGGCATGGAACAGTACGCTGCTGACAACAATGGTCAGATGCCTGATGAAGCTACGCGTGGAAAGATGGCATTCTTCGCTGCATCTACTGCTCTTGCAGAGCATGCGATGGATGTATCGATGCTCAAGAGCATCAAGGGTGCAGAAGCTGCTGTAGATACCCTGGTCAAGAGCGCATCTAAGGGTGGTCTTGCTGGTTTGGAACGTGCAGTCAACAAAGCATTGGGTAATGGCTTAGGTGAAGCAGTCACTGAAGGCTATCAGACCTTTGCTGAAGGTGAAGCTGCATTGATGCCTGCAACTGCACAGGATATCTACGAAGGTGCTGCTATTGGTGGTTTGACGGGTGCTGCGATGGTTGGTGGCCCTGCAATCACAGGTGCTGTGGCTTCCACCGTCAAGGATGCGGTGACCTTCCAAGCTGCAGAGCGTGAACCCAGTGCCGGTGAGAAGGCTCAACAAGCCGCCTATGAGGCTGCTTCGACCACGGGTGATGTCTCTGCCCTGGTAGATCAAAAAGACGTCTCCTACGCCCCGGAAAAGGCTGTGGCGGCGCTCTATGAACATGCCCAGGCAGATACGGCTACCCCGGAGATCAAGGAAGCCAACTTCCAGAAGGCTACCGAGATCGTCAGCACCCTCGAAGCAGAGCGTTCGAAGATCAATGCCGCTCTGAATCCTGCATCTTCTAAGGAAGTTGAGGAAGCGAAGGCAGAACTTCCCAAGTGGGAAGCGAAACTTGCTGCATTGGATCCTGCAGATACTGAGACTCGGGAGATCTATCAGGAAGTCATTGATGAAACCAAGGAAGTTATTGCAACAGGTGATGTTGCAGTAGATCCTAAGGTTGCCAAGCAACTTCAGATTGATCTGAAGAAGGTTGAAGGTCGTCTGACTGAAGCCAATAAGGTAATGGCTGGATTCAGTACAGAACAAGTCCGTGATATTGATCCAGATACTGAGATTGAAACCATTCAGAGCAATCCAACGGAAGCTCCGAAGGCTGCAGATCGTCTGATTAATCTCTCTATGGCTGTGCCTGAGAGAGTGGATGCACAGAAGGCATTGGATCTTGCCAATGATACGAAGAATGGTCTGACTGATACGCAGAGGGATTACCTGCGTAAGTTCTCTGATGCTCGTGTAGCTGAGAATGCGCTCAAGAGCACAGAGAAGGTATCTCGTGATGTGATGTATGGCTCTGAACCCGGTGCAGTGAACAAGTTCATTGGCATTGAGCAGTACCGTAAGAAGATCACGGAAGCTGTGCAGAAGGGCAATACAAAGCTGGCTCGTAAAGCCATGTTGTCTTTGGAAACCTTTGCAGAGCAACATCAAGCTAAGGCTGAGTTCGCAGAAGATCTGATTACCCGTGGTTTGGGTGGACAGATGGTGCGCACTGCGGATGGTCAATGGAAAGAACCATCGACTCGACTGAGTGATGAAGCTATTCGAAAGAATGGCGGATTGACGCTGCAAACTCCCAAGCTTCCTGTGGCTATTCGTGCTGAATCGAATGCACTGAATGCCGCTGTGCAGGAACTCAATGCTGCTATTGGTTTGAAGAGGAACAATGTCACACCAATCCGATCGACTCCCCAAGCTCAAGCCGTCGCAACTCAAGAAGCAGCGCCAGCTACAGTCACAGCAACCCCCGTTGCAGAAGTTCCCCGAACCACCACAGGAACCAATCCTGTGGAAACCACTAGGCTGAATGATGAAACAACTACTGAATCTGTTCAAACTGTTCCAGAGTCTGAGGCTGCTGTCCAAGAACAGGGAGTACCTACCGAGCAATCTCAGGGAGAAGCTGTTCAAGCTGACCAAGTTCCTGAGAAAGTAAGGAACCAGGGTAAGTCGGTTGTCTATGACAAGTCCACTAAGGATTTGCCGTATCAGCAACGCAATCTGATTGCAGACCACACCACTCAGGATGAAGGTAAGGAAGGATCTGCGTCTGTCCGTCCTCTGGTGGCAGTGAAGAACTTTGTTTCTTCATTGGCTTCAGGTGAAGTGAAAGTCACTGATTTCTTGAAAGAGAAAGGTGCTCTGTCGTCCAAGCAAGATGCTGCAGTTCAGATGTTCATTGCCAAGGCAAAGGAATGGAATGCAGATATTGTGAAGGCATTGGTTCGTACCAATACTTCAGACTTCTACTTCAAAGATCCTATCCAGTTCTTCATTCAAGAAGGAGATGGCAAACTCAATCTGGAACAGAACATTAAGTCTGCCATTACTGGTGTGGCTATGTCGTTCATTTATGAAGAAGCGGCCAATGGACACGCAGCAACTCAGGAGAGTATCAATGCTCTCTTTGGTCGGGATGAGACTCATGAGATCTCGGATCCTGAATGGAGTCGCTTTGGTTTGAAGATGCTGCCAGAACATTACTGGCGCAATAGCATGGGCAAGAAGGTTGTCCAAGCACTGGGATTGAAGCCCAAAGCAGATGCAGACTTGGCATTGATGTCACGCCTGGAATCTTCGCTGGGTGCTCATGTGGAAAAGCTGTTGCTTGAGCGTGGCATCATCGCTCGTGAAACGGTGTCTCCTGAAGACATGGCACGTTATCGTGAAGAAGACCAAGGCAATAACACTGCAGATGCCAACTTCATTCGATTGAACTGGCAAGAGAAGAACAATAAGTTCTCTCTTCCTGCAGAAGCACAGGCTATCAAAGATGCGCAAGACAGCACCAGCAATATTCTGACGAATCTGCTGGGTGTTGAATCGTCCATCATTGAGCCGTCTCTGACTCCGATTGAATTCCGTCAAGCAACTCCTGATGGAACGACTGAAGGTGTTCCCAAGCGTCTGAAGCAAGCTGTTGCTGAAAAGAGCAAAGAGAAGAACTATCTTTCCCAAGACAAGTGGAACTTGTTGAATGGAATGATGGATAACCTTGCACTTCAGTTGTTTGGTTTCAATGAAGTCACAGACATCAATACCCATCGTGCTAATCAGAAGGGACGACAAGCCAAAAACGATGGTCTGCAACGTGAGTTCGACCGTTACAAGGCATTTGTCAGTCAAACCCTGAATAACGGCACAGAAGGTGCATTGGATCGTCCTTTCTACTTCCCGTACTCTATTTGGAGGCAACAACGGGTAGGTATGGCATCCAATGGATTCAATTCTCAGATGAGCAAGATGCATCGGTATCTGACTCACAAGAATTCATGGAAAGCCACGGTTGATACTCAGAATGAAGCATCCTTTGATAGCTTCAAGTTGCGTGTTCTCGAAGGTCTGGGTGTCAAGACGGACAAGCAAGCCAATGAGAAGTCATTGCCGATGTTTGAACAGTACTTTGATCCGGCAACGGAGAAAGGTCAGAAGCTCAATGCCGCTATTGCAGCCATCCAGGCTCGCAATGCAGGAGAAGACCTGTCTGAAGCACAGCAACAAGCCATCGTGACAGGAGTTAAAGAAGGTGGAGAGAACGGCCATACATTGGATGTTCTCTTTGCCATGGCTTCCTATCGGAGCATGTCTGAAGGTCAAACCACATTTCCAGCCACCATGATGGCTGAAGTGGACGGTGTGAACAACGGTCCTATGCTGAGTTTCATGCTTTATGGTGCTGCTGCATCCATTGAAGCCATGTATGACCGACTCAATAAGGGTGGAATGTTTCGTATTGGAGATAAGTTCTCGCAGTACAACGTTTGGCGTGGATCAGGTGGTAAGAAAGACCTGTATGAAAGCACTGCAGCCGACATGATCCAAGCTGCACAGGATATCCAAGCCAAGGATCCATCCAAGGTGCCGGTATTCAATGCAATCTACACTTTCACAGGTGAATTGCAAAAAGCTGGTGGTGAAGTGACCAAGGAAGGTCGCAATATCATCAAGAAGCCTATCAATGCCATTCACTTTGGCTCTGCAACTCGTCGTGCAGGTCAAAGTATGGCTGAAAGCTTTGTGGACTCCATCTATAAGCGCATGGAGAAGGTTTCGACTTCGCCTGTCGAGAAGCAAGCTGCACTGGAAACCAACTTGGTCAATGACTTGAACGTCATTCTTTCTGAAGCTGGTTTGAATACCTGGTCTGCCAACACTTCTATTGCAGAACTCATGGCTTATGAGTTCAATACCAATGAAGTCAAGGCTATTGAAGGCGTATTCATGAAGAATCTTGGCATGGTTGCCAAGGGAACACTTGAAAACAACTTTAGGGACTACCTTGAGAAGCGTGACAAGTTCAATCAAGTAGCTCAGGTTACTTTTGGTTTGTACAACGCTGCTTATAAGGGTGCTCGTCGTGACTTTGTTCAGAAGCTGATTGGTGAAGGAAAGCTTGAAGTCAACAAGAAGGGTACTCCTATCCGTGACTTGACTCGTGCTGAAGAGAAAGAGTTTCAAGACTCTATCGCGGCCCTCCGGCCGCTCCTACACACAGCAATGTCAAAGAAGGATGGAGATAAGAACTCTGGTCTGATGATTGCAGATCAAGGTACTGCAGTCAGTATGGATGCAGCCTATGAAGGCAGGACTACCTTTGGAACACCGATTAATGGTGTGACTCAGCGTGGTAAGCCACAGATGTCTTTCACGACTCGTGGCAATGCTCCGACCATGGAAGGTCCAGGCGTCGGAATGTCTTCCAAGTCTGTTCACTCGTTCGATAGCTCTATTTCCCATGAGACTCAATTGGGAAATGAGATCTTGAACGTACATGATGCTGTTGGTACTGGCTTGAACAACATTCATGACATTGCCAATCAGATCAACTCCCATACTTGGACTGAACTGCTGAACTATTCTCCTTTGACGGAGATGTATTCCTCTTATATGAGCATGATCACCAATATGGCTGACATGGCTCAGAAGGGAGAACTGTCGGCTCAGACAATGGCTGATGTGAATAAGGTTCTGGTGGACTTTGTCGCTGCTGATGCCAAGAAGAACAAGGGCGAATCCAACTTCACTCCTGATACTGTGCTTCATACATTGGCTTATCAGATCAAATCTCTCAGCTATGCGGCTGACAAGATGAAGTTTGACACGATGGCAGAAATGGCATCGATGGATCAGTATGCCTTTGAAGGAGGCAACAAAATCATCACTGATGCTGATCGTGCAGAAGCCAAGAAGCGTTCTGATGCATTGGTTAAGGATATTCCTGCTGCTCTGATGAAGCGTCTGGACCGTCTTACTGACATTCTTGGAGGCAATACAGACACTTCGGAAGATATCAATGACTTCGAAGGTATGGAAGCTATTGCTGAACCCCTGGCTTCAGTCTGGGGTGAAGTAGGTACACCTACTCAGCAAAGCAACGAAGAATTGGTTGAATTCTTTGAAAACAAAGCCAATCCTGCAGCTAAGGATGTGCTGTTCAAGCTCAATGACATGTTGAAGACTCAGACTGATCGTGTCAGTCAAGTCAATCGTGCCATTGTTCAGCAGTTGGCTAAGTCTATGGACTTGAACATGCCTGTCACTTATGTGACAGCTTCGAATGTTCAGGAACAGGCAGTTCCGCCCAAGAGTGTTTCGATGGGATGGTTCTCGACGGAAGGTCAACCGACCGTCTATATCCAATCCAATGAGTTCACCCATGGTGCAGTGACAGTAGAACTGCTTATCCATGAATTGACTCATGCATCGGTGGCACAGATCGTGGCTGATAGCGGTCGGAATGCTGCTGCAACTCGGATCTTGAATGATCTGACTGCGCTTCAAGCCAAGGCTGCTCAATATGCAGAAGCCAATGGTCTGAAGTTCAACAGCCCCCTCACCAACATCCAGGAGTTCATTACCTATGGAATGACGAACCAAACATTCCAGCGTCAGGTTCTCTCTAAGATCGAACATAAGTCAGCAACTACCAAGAATGTGCTGGTGAAGGGCATGAAGTCCTTCATTGCTCATATTACTGGTTTGCTTTTCAATGGTTCTACCCGCACTGAGCAAGAGATTGCTGAGAACGGTCTGAGTGTTCTGATTGCTAATGTCTCTGGTTTGTATAATGAAGCCAGCAAAGCTCAGAAGTCTTATTGGACTTCTCTGAACTTGAGCATGGCAGCACAAGTCAATGACTACACAGTCACGGACATTTATGAAGCACTCAAGAATGGATCAGTAAAGCCTGCATTCAGTGCTCATCTGGAAAGCCTCTTGGATGGCATCGTCTTCAAGCTCCATGGTGCCAATGGATCCATCCATGCCAATGCCCTCAAGAAGCAGGCAGGAACGGCCTTGGATGCATGGACGAAGGTTGTGGCTACAGGACAAGCTCCGATGGCTTCCAGCATCGCACAGAGCCCTCTGGCAGTTTCTGAGGAGGAAAGCTTTGTCACCGATCAGGTGGAAGCCGTCATGCGTTCTGCCCTCACTTCAGGTGAAGCACAGACCAAGCTCGTCTATAAGGAACTGCAAGACCTCTACAACGAAGCCAAGAGCATCATCAAGCCGGAGTCCTTCCACAAGGGAGATTGGAGCCAAGCTACCAGCCAGGACAAGCAGATTGCCCAGGAGAAGCATGACTTCTTCTTCAAGCCCACGGCAGGAAGCAACAAGCAATCGGATTACCTTGCTCGGTTTGCTGCTCTTGGTTTGGGAACTCAAGAGTTCAACGCTATGTTGAGTGCTCCTACTCAGAGCAATGGTCGTACCATCATGAGTGGTAAGAACATTGCAGAGAAGGTGCAAATTGCCTTTGAGAAGGTACTTGAATGGTTTGTCTCCAAGGTTACACATACCTTTGAAGGTCAACCGGGTAATGAGAAGCTTCAAGCTCTCGTTGAACAACTTGTTGACATCGAAGCCAAGCGTAAGATGTCCATTCTCAAGAAGAATACGGGCAATAGCTATACAGAGATCCTTGAAGGCAAGGCTAAGGATTACTCTGATGCTGCAAGAGCCGCTGTGGTCAAGGCTACACAGACGAACTTTGTTCAGAACTCCAAGAGCGATCTTGTTCGTGGTTTGAACTCGGTAGTTCGTGTGGTTGCCTTGAATAAGGTGAACTCTTTCATGGATGCCATGCAGATGGTCCGTGATAGCGTGTTCGATCAACGTCAAGATGTGGTGTCTGATGTCATTCAACAGATTAAGGGACCGCGTCAGTCGATTGAAGCCCTTCATGCATCCACAAAGACATTGGAGCAAGAACGTAAGGACTTGATTTCCAAGCAGAGCAAGTTGACCTTGGGAGCATTCAAGGATCAGGGAAAGAATCTGACCACAGAAGCCAAGGCAGCAATCTCAGCCATCGTTCTACGCACCGGAATGCACAACATTCTTGGACGTTACAACGTCAAGGAACTTGAGCAACTGGTGTCTGACAAGAACTTCTTGAATGCACAGATCAAGAAGGTTGAAGCTGAAGTTACTGGTTTGAATGTCAATATCCGTGGCTTCATGATTAACCGTGCCAATGTCTTGGGTAAGTACAAGGCTACTGGACAGGTTAATGATGATCTGTTGCTGATGAACGGCTACAACATTGCTCGTCTATTTGGCACTACTCAACAAGGCAGGATCTCTGAGCAAGAGTCCCGTCGTATTGAGCCTATCATTGATGCACTGATCACACTGTATTCCATTGAGTACAGCAGTGATACCCATCTGCAGAACATCAAGAGTGTGTTTGCACAGGAGAATGCACGTAAGGATGAGAATGGTGTGGAATTCCTGTTGGCATTGCATCGTTCCCTGGAAGCTGATGCTCTGGAACGCAACTTCTCTGGTGTGAAGACACTGATGATGCATGGCTTCCTGCCTGACATCACCAATCCTCAGGTCGATCACAAGGTCGCTACAGAGGCTGATGGAGTTGATTTGGAGGAGCAAGGCTATGTGAAGTATGCCCCAGTGCCTTTGGACCCTACAGACCCGGTTTCCGTGCCTCGATTCATCTATGTGATGAAGGGTGCAGGACTCAATCCGTATGTTTCTGGTGCGATCTCTACCAAGGCCATGAATGCCAAGGGATCCTTCATGGATACCAGCATCACAGGCATGACACCGGCACAACAAGCCCAGGCGATTCAAGCCATGGAGCAAAAGCGTGCAGCCAGCATTGCCAAGATGTTCAATAGCTCTCCTCGTCCTGATTTGGACAAGGTGAATACGACATTCATGGCTCCGGTTCTCAATGAATCCGGTCAGGTGGTGGATTACCGCTACATGATGCGGGAAAACACTAAGGACGTGCTTCTGCAGCGTGACAACAGCTTTAACAAGCTGATGGGTGTGTTGTCTGGTTCGATCTTCGACAAAGAGTCTTCGATTGAACAGAATCGTAAGATCGTTAAGGCTTTGTATCAACAATACAAGGCAGACTTCTCGAAGAACACACGTTCTTTCGTGACAGTCTCTGAACGCTCTACAGACCCGGAAGATCGTCAGATTTGGGCCATGATTCCCCAGCGAACCAAGGATGACATCCGTGCCATCTGGGGAAGGGATGAAATCGTCATCCGCAGAGCAGAAGCCGACATTATCTTTGGCTATCGGAAGCAGTCTTTTGCTGACATGTTCCGTAAGCTAGATGCTCAAAGGAAAGAGAACAAAGAGCGTGCTTTGACTGGTCAAACGTTGCTGGATGAACTCAATCCCTTTGAGAAGGTTGCTACTTCTGTGGTTGAGCATACAATGACGCTCTATGCCAGGGTGAGTCTTGGCAAGACACAAGACCAAGCCGAGCGTTGGTCCCGTCGAGCAGCAATGGTGATCACCAAAAGTGAACGAGTGTGGCAAGAAGTCATTCGTGAAACCAAGGACATCATTGTGGTGAAGTCAGGTATCGTGCTGTTGGGAAATATCTGGTCGAACATGACCTTGTTGGCTCTCAATGGTGTTTCTCGTAAGGGAATGGTTGAAGATCAACTGGTTGCTCTGAAGGCTGCTACGGCCTACCAGAATGACTCGGAAGAACTCAACCGTTTGAAGACAGCACTTGAGATCGGATATAGCCATGGACAGACACAGGAAGCCAAAGACAGGATCGTGATCCTGGAAGATTCCCTTGCACGGAATCCTGTGAAGTCTCTGATTGATAAGGGACTGATGCCTACGATTGTGGAAGATGTGTCCTTAGACGAGGATATCTACTCCTACAAGAGCGCATTGAGCAAGAAACTGGACAAGTACCAGAGCAAGCTCAACCCAACCATCCGAAACATCGGACGAGGGATCTACATGACCCACGACACCAAGATCTATCAGAGCTTGAGTCGTATCACGCAGATGTCTGACTTCGTGGCTCGGTATGCACTCTATCAGCACCTGATCAACAAGAAGAATGCACTATCGGAAGCCGATGCAGTGCAAGAAGCCAGGGATTCATTCATTAACTATGATCTTCCCATGCACAGGAACCTTCAGTACATGGATGACATGGGATTGATGATGTTTACCAAGTACTTCTTCAGGATTCAGAGAGTGTTGGTGAAGTTGGCTAGGGATAATCCCTTGAGAGTGATGCTTACTGTGGCATTGCAGCACTTCCATGACCTGGGTCCCATCGTTCTGGATAGCTCTGCTGTAGCTAAGTTGGGAAATAATCCACTGACAACAGGGATTCTTCAGTACCCGATGAGTCTTGACAACTTGGGTACAGTCAAAGGAATGGAATCTTTGATGAAGATGATGAAGTAAAGAAAAAGCCACCTACTTAGGTGGCTTTTTTAAATCAAACAACAAAGACAACAACATCACAGGATAAGAAGAAGCAAAAAGCTTCAAGGCTAGATCTGGATCTTGTTTAATAAAGAACCAAGAAGAGGCCCACATTACAACCCCAATTAAGAAGAAAACTATCTTCATATTCATGGTTTCCTTTATAGGTGAGAGTGATCGATGCTTTGGCGGAGATTTGACCAAATTCAGTGCCGTATCGACAGGGCTTTGGTTTATCTCCGCAGCCTAACCCACATGAAACCAACTTAATCGGATTCATTCACTCTCGAAAATGGGAGGGGCATTTCACCCCTCAGTCTACTTTTAGGTAGTAGATACCTTGGCAAACGAAGACTTTAACACCTCACAGACGCAGCATATAGGCAACATCTCCGCTCACACTGCGTAGTTGTTGGTTTCTTTCCCACCAACAAAGTCATGCCTGTGTTCACCAGAACATTCAGGAATTGAACCTGAAACATACCAATCCTCGGCAAGCGAGCAGAATCGAACTGCACTTTCTTTAACGCTTACAGGTACGAGAACCAGCGATCATCAGCCTTGAAGCCTTCGATCACGGTAGTACCCGGCATTGCGTTGTAGTCTTGCACAGACTTACGCGAACCATTAGCCCAGATCTTCTTCCGGCCTTCTTGACGTGTCTTGTAGATCACAACCTCACGGCCATTGACTTTCGGAACACGCTTCGTCACCGGAATGGGACTCGGAGTCGGCTTCAGGGTAGGCTTCGATGCTGCAGTCACAGCAGGAAGTTGCACCACTGCAGGCTTGGCCTCGATCTGTTCCTTGGTTTTCGGCAGATGACGGGTCAACTCCTCATCCGTGAACTCCGAACCGATCTCTTCCCAGTAGAGCACGCCAGTTCCACCCACCAGCTTCCGATTGACGGACTCCGATTGGATGAAGATGTCATACTCACCGTGATCTCCCGGATGCAGACGTGCATTGGCATTCGTAGGCATGCCGAGCATGCTTCGTGCTTCAGCACCGGCGTAGATCTTGCCATTGACACGCTGACGGATGGCGATCATCTTGGTATGGCTGACCTTCGACTCACTCTTGGTGAGTTGATAGAAAGCCGAACCCTTCAGATAGCGCATACGGTGCTTCAGGATGAAGTCACGGATCTGAATGCCCATGTCTTCCTGCGGAACCACGTACATCGTCACCTTGTTGCTGATATCCGTCAGAGCAGTCACGTCCACATTCTTCGCATCGGTGTAGAACGTGGAAGATCCACGAGCACCAGCACTACGAGCGCGAAAATAGTTGCCCACTGCAGATTTAGTCTGCACAGTGGAATCATTCATGCCTTCTTCAGTGGTTTCCCAGGACTGAATGTTGCCTTCCGGCACACCAAGCAGATTGATGCCTCGTGCTCCCTTGGGAGCCCGGAAAACGAACGTCCAACGCTCAGTCTTCTGCAGTTGCTTGATCTTGTCGCGCAACATGGAATGGTTCCACTTGGAAGAATCGTTTTCTTCGCCATCAGTGGTGATCATCAGCAGGAAAGACACATCAGGATTTTCTGCATCAGGCAAACCTTCCAGAAGTTCAATCATGCTACCGATGCCGTCATACATCGGAGTCATTCCGTCACATGCCCAGGAATCGATAGGCTTCAGGACGTGGGGATTCGAAATCTGCACCAGACGTTGCACACTTCCAGATCGACCATGACCACGATTACGGCCAATGCCATAGTCATTCAGACCAAAGCCAACAACAGACACAACCGTGTCCAGTTCTTCTGCACTTGCAGCATCTTTCACACTCTTCATCAGAATGTTGGAATCCTTGATAGCTGCATGGCGAATCGATGCCATTGAGCCGCTATGGTCATTGACAAAGCCAATGTAGTTCTTTTTCATGGTTTTATTCCTTAATAGACAAGAAAAAAGCCACTGAACATTACTTCAGTGGCTTCATTGATGGTTCCCGAAAACAGATTTGAACTGCTGACCTACTGCTTACAAGGCAGTTGCTCTACCAACTGAGCTATTCGGGAATGATTCTTTTAACTTACTTCGTGATCATTGTCTTTTTTAAAGCTGTCTCTGATGATTGCTGCAATGATGAACACTACAAACACAGCAGTCAGAAACAGTCCGACAATAAAGCTTCCTAGTATTGCCGCAACAATGACACAAAGAACCAAGATGGCTAGGAGAATCCAACCTACCCACTTGATTGCTTCGATCATCTCAGTTCAACCTGAGATTAGTTGAACAGGCTGGGTGCAGCAGCACCTTCAGTCTTGGCTTCGTCAGCCGGCTTGTCTTCCGATGCCGTCTCAGCAGCAGCTTCCACAGTAGCCGGTTGAGCATCAGCAGACACACCTTCCACGGCATCAGCAGCACCCGTGGCTTCACCTTCGGTGGCCTTCGACACGCGGTCGTTCAGAGCAGCGGCAACCTTCGTCGGATGCGGCTTCACCGGCACGTCAGCAGCGCCATAGCCCGGCAGTTCGTTGGGTTCATCGATGCTGATCTTGGCGATCAGACCGTCACCCTTGCGACCTGCGGTGAACTTGACTTGAACGTCCTTGCCATTGACACCAACGCCCGAAGAACCCAGATGAGCCTTCAGAGCAGCGACGATTTCGGTTTCCTTGAGAGTAACTTGCATTTCTTGCTTTCAGAGTTGTGCTGTCATCATAGACAGCGTTTGTTGGAACTGTGTACCGGACATCCCGGCATAAATCGCAGCGATCGCATCAGCCATGTGTTCTGCTTTCGCTGAGGTGAGTATAACTCTATCTTTTCTCGTATGAGTGGGCCAATTTGCTTCTGGATGTTTATTTACAGCCCATTCGATCATTTCTTGCTTCGTAGCCTCAGGATTCCCTGTTGTTAGACGCTTTACTTCTTTAGGAGTGACTTCATAGAACGGAATCCCGCTTAACCGGAGTGCTCCGAGCACTCCAACGCAGATACCATAGCTTGCCATGGCTCTTGCTGATTGGCTTCCGACAGGAACCTCTATGAAGACTGCTTGAGCACCTTTGGATGCTTCCCAAGCACCTTTTGTAAGCTGATACGCCGACTCGATGTCAAGACTATTCACACGGGTCTGTTTGGCACTGGGAAGATCAGGACAAATGACATCAATGTGATCAATGGTTAACTTTTTGCTGTAGATCTCAAGAGTCCCTACAGCAAGACCCCAGTTTCTCATACTGGGATCTTGTCCTACGACTTTAATGTTTCGTAGGAGGGACTTCGTCGTTGGCTGACTGATTGGATGAATCATCGGTAAGAGCACTCGGTTGGGTGGGACCAAACGGGAGTCTACCGAAATGATTCAAGGCCAGATGGATTCCGAGCAAGAAACCTTTGCGGAGATCACCTCCGACAACGATTTTCTCAGCATCCTTGCCTGTTTCTGCAATCTCCATCTCCGTTCCTTCAGGAATGGAGAGGAAATGACGAGTCATTGCCAGTTGAGCGGAGTGCCACTCATTGAGCAACATGCCGAAGGTATCGACATTGTCAATGAGTACAGGAGTAGGTTGAGCAGCACTTGCACGCTGAGACGGAAGAGTATTCCGTTCAACGGCAGGGAACTGCACAACATTGCTCTTGGTTTCTGCTTGATCCTCGACCTCTACTTGAGGAGCTTCAGGATTCTTGGTTTCTTCGCTCACTGCACCGGTCCTCGGGGAAATTCACCCAGAGGAATGATGTGAACACCACTCTCTTCTTCTTCCTTGGATGCTGTCATATCCAGCAACGTCAGAATGGCAGTACGCATGGCTTTTGCCACAACTTCTGCATCATCCGGTTTGACTCCAACAGTCCTTGCCAGTTCAGGCATTGCAATCGAAGCCAAATTGAAGAACATGCTCTGATTGCGATCTTGATCTTGCTGACGTTTCTCAACGAATGCCTTGAAGGAGCCTTGAATGGCTTCAGCCAGTCCTTCGGGCATCGGAGGATGACGTTCACCGCAACCTTCGCATTCCGGGAACTGCTCATCGCCTTCTTCCGGGCCAGTGGGTTCAATCTTGTCGTCTTCTTTCATGGTTTTCCTTGGTTTCAGAGGTCGATAAAAAACCCCGTAGAGCTTGCTTAGAAGCCTTCTACGGGGTTGGCTAGGCTAACCCTTTAGGGATTAGCTGAACAGGCTCTGAGCCGGTTTCTTGGCGCTTGTGGCACCAGCACCAGGAGCACCGCCCGTCTTGCCAGGAGTCGTCGTCGTGCCCTTGCTGCGCTTGTCACGAACTTGACCCTTGTTCTTGGTGAGCCAGGTTTCATGGAACGTTGCCTTCTCGGCTTGTCCACGAATCTCAGCCACGGTCATCATGTCACGAGTGCGGAAGATCTTGTCGATCTCGTTCTCTTCACGCGATTCACCCGTGGGAAGGTACTCACCAGAGGCTTCATCCTTGGCAGTCTTGTCCACAGTCTGACGATGCATGGCAACTGTGATTTCTTTCTGGAGAAGATCCATCACAACAGGCACCTTGGTCGGCACTTCTGCCTTGGCCTTGGAGTCATAGAGCGAAACACTCTTGTCTTCCGTGTCCAGTTCAGAGATTTCCTTGCCAACTGCCAGCAGAGCAATGGCATTGGCTTGGTTGAAGCCAGGAAGGTACTGCTTCTCACCGTTCTTGTCTTCGTAGTAGTTCTTGTTGCCCTTCTTGTCGCCAGAAGTCATCCAGAACTGCGCACGATGTTCGATGTTGTCTTCGGTCTTCATGTGGACATTCAGAGCCAAAGCACCACCATCGGACTTCTTGAGGTAAGCCATGGTGATCGTCATCGGATAGATGTCGGTGTCCAGCAGACGAGCACCACCCAAACTGTCACGTTCTTGTTGGATGTCGTCGGAAGTGGTCAGATTCTTGAGGAGAGACATAGTCTTGTTTACTTTCTTGGTTTATGCGTAGTATTCACGCAGTCGGTTGATAAGGAATTGCACGTTGTTGTCAATGAAGGTTTCTTGCTGACTGAACATGCCCAGAGGACCGCGGATCCGCTCATTGACGGTTTCCTTGGTAATCTTTGTCTGATAGACGTATTTGAAGCCCAATGCTTCCTCTTCAGGAGTGATGATCAGAAGATCATTCTTGAAGTCCTTGAGAGTCTTCAGAGAAACCTTCTTACAAGCCACGATGGTACTGAAGTAAGCTTCAACACCAGTGCCTTTGGTCGCACCCTTGATAGGAACCTTGGTTTCCATCACCATCTCAGCTTCGTTCTGAGTGTTGGCAGTGTGAGCCAGGAAGATAACATTCTTCGTAGAAGATGCAACCTTGCTCTGCATCAGGTTCTGGAAATACTGAGCATAGTCACCCCATGCCTTCATCGTATTGGCAGAACCAATGACATACTGACTCTCAAACATGTTCATGAGGAAAGTCAGCGTATCGATCACCAGAGTATGGATGTTGGGCTTGGTTTCAGCCGCATCGAACATCTCATAGATCTGCAGAGGATCGGTAATCACAAACTGTTTGTCAAAGCGAGCTTTGAAAGGAAGCTTCTTACCAGCTTCACAGTTTGCATACCAGACACCCGCAGGATCATCCATGGTCATCAGGGAAGCAGACTTACCCGTTGCAGACTCACCAACAATCAGAACAAGGTTGTCGTTATAGGTAGGTTGTGTCATGGTTTCCTTTGTATTGTTTCGAAAGAGGGTGCGGAGCACCCTGCTTATCTACTTATGGTTGCTTCAGGTGAGCCTTGGTGACGCTCACCATGATGGTAGAGAGAATTTCCATCTCATCTAGCTTGTCAGGCATCTTGTTGTTCAGATCGAGGATCTTGCTACGTGTCTCATTGAGACTCATGCCAGCTTCAATCAGAATCATGCCATAGCGCAGCAGCATATTGTTCCTGTTGCCATCACCAGAGTTGTTGAGCACCCATCTTTCGAGGTTGTCCAACGATTGCTGGTTATTCAACAGTTCCTTACGCTTCTCATTCTTCGAAGTCTTGGGAATGAATGGCAATACATCCAGGGTTTCACCTTCGTTATAGACGTAAATGCCTGCACTGTTAGACAACCACTTACGAGCACGTTGATTCGTGCTGCGATCTACATCGAAAGGAAGCCAGTCATAGATGTTAGTCATGAATTCCTTAAAGTCCTTCGCATCCAGCTTCAGTTCGAAGTTGGTTGGAAGAATGATTCGGAATCGATTCTCATCATCTGTGCTCCGCTTGGTGCTGTACATCAGATACGAATACCCCTTGAGCAAGTTTTCAGCTTGCAGCATGGAGATTCCCGTATCGACGTCCACAACCACCAGATTGAAGCCAGGAATGCAATGATCTTCAGTCCGATGGCCTAGACCCTTGTCACCATTGGTCAGATGGTGAGATATCCAGTGGATATCAGGAGCCTGAGTCATCTTGTGCAGATCAGTGAATGCACAGGTGTCATTGCGATAGTTATGAGCCATCTCAGCACCGTAAGCAACAATGCACTTGCTCAGATCTGTTTCCTTCAAGGCTTCACCATTGAAGAACTCGATGCCATCGACAAAGGTTCTCTTGATGATGATGTTGTGCCTGTAGCCATGCGCAATGGCATGCCCCATCAGTTCATTTCTCTTGGTTTGAGGGACGTTATAGAAGGGCAGATCTTCAACCATCTCAGGTTGAGTGACTTCACGCTTCACAGATACCAGATACTTTGCCAGTTTGACCCATGGACGATCACGTCCAAGCATCGCAGCGAACGCAGCACCGGACTCTTCCACCAACTTGATGGCACTATAGACATGCTCATCAGTCAGAGAAGGAGAGTTGTCGATGAATGCGTAAGCACCTGCAAGCTTCAATGCCTTCATGTAGCGATGTTGAAGCTCTGCGCGCTTGGTTTCTTCATACTCTTCGAGTTCATCTGCCTTTTCATCACAGAGAATCTTGTACTCGATCAGCAGAAGACTGGTGTCTTTCGAAACAATGAGACGTTTGTTGGCATTGACGATGTCTGCCAGCTTTTCCAAGCGATCAGAGAAGTCTTCCAACCACACATCATTGCTGTTGCTGGTCAGCATGTCATAGACTTCCTGTGCAGTTCGTCCCTTGGCTTTATTGCCTGCAGAACTGAAACCAAAGAAGCAACGACGAGCATATCCCGTTTCCAACATCGAATAAAGTTCCTCTTCGGACTTACCACCATTGAGAAGCTTGGCAGGAGTACCAAACATCATCAGATTGGTAGGAGTACGTCCAACGATTTCCTCATTACGAATGTTGTCTGCCGTATTCTTGACAAGCTTCTGCTTGATCAAGCCAACGTCATACAGTTCCAGAAATGCAGTGAGAACTTCTACGTTACCGAGAAGATTGGAACCAATCTCATCGATCTGAAGGTTCAATGCACCGGCATCAGCCATGAGAAGCTTGTGGCGCATCTGCTTGACTGCTGCTGTGGTGCCAGAGTCAAAGCTAAAGAACAGTGAACCGAGTCCTTCGAACTCTTTCTTCACACGCTTCAGTTCATCCTCAGGATCTACACCCTTGCGCACTGCACGCTTGTGAGCAAGCTTGGGCAGGTTGATCTCTGCCAGTTCAGGGAATGTCTCTTCAAGGAAACGCTGACGGAACTGGTTCATGACACTGGTTTCAATAATATTGGTCGAGTGACCTTTACCAGAGCCAGAAGAACTGAGGTTCATGGCGAACATGTTCACCGGAATCTCACCTCTGTCATGCGTGACCACAGTACACCGCATCATGGATGCAGCAACACTGAAGGTGTAGGCAACAAGCACACGAAAGAACAACGGATTGCTGTTCTGAGTCTTGTCACAGAGGATGCTTACCAGCTTCTCAGCATCTGAGTGATAAGCCATTTCTTCAAATGGTTTCATATTGGCCCCTTACAAAGTTAAATCTCCCGCTCTAATCAAGCGGTCTTTTTGAGTACAAGCATCGAAAGCAGGACAATATCGGCAAGCCATCACAGTTCCAGGAACTTCACGGACAATGCCAACAGAACCATCTGCAATGCGTTGAAGTTGTGCTTCATGCATCGTGTCAAAGTTCTTTGTACTGCGTTGAGTCTTCAATGGGTTCTTGTAATACTTGAATTTAGGTTCGCTTCTCCATAGTTCCTCATCAGTACATTCAGGAATGTTGTATTCAGGAGCATCCCAGTACTTCTCGATCATCAGTATCTTGGATTCAACGAATCGTTGAGTCTCTTCTACTGGTTTCAGATGAAAAGTCTGAGTCACAAAGCCTTGTGTGGGGTAAGCAGGATTGGTTCCAACCATTCCTTGCTTCCAGTCCAAGAAGATATGATGAATACGCATATGGTCTTCAGTCACAATCTCAGGATTGAGCCAACGGTACAGACTACCTTGCATAGTCTGTTTTTCGGCATTAAGCTGCTTCATGTACGACAGAACAGAAGCAGTCTTGAAGTCTTCAACAACACCGTTAAAGACAATGTCATACTTACCTGTGACACTCCAACCGTTGACCTCTTTAGAGGAACGTTGTTCGATGTATACAGGAATATCTTCAGGATCAAGCTCAGAGGTAGGATTGATCTTGACCAGATCAATGACCCGTTGAGGGAATCCCATAGCCTTCATGGCTTCGACGTGGTTCTCTTTCCAAGAACGCTCAATGGCATCATGTACGGCAGAACCGATCCGGTTCCGAAGCATAGAAGCCAGAGTCACCAAGCCGACATTCGGAGGCAACCGGGAAGGAAGCACAATCTGTCTGATTGGCTTCATCAATGTGGTTGCACTGATGGTTTTTTCTGTGTTGTCGTAGTCGTACTTATCCGATGCCAGGAATACACCTAGAGCAGTGGGTACAGCTTGGACATTGGTATATCTTGCTGGCATAGATCTCCTTTGAATGATCGAAAAAGCTCCCGGAGGGAGCCTCTTCTTTATTCTTGATTGATTTCAAGCCAGCGATTCAAAGTATCACGAGCTTCTTTGATGTCTTTGTACTTGGACTTGTTTCCAGTGCGTACTCCAGACAGGAGTAGCTTCTTACTAGCATGTTGAAGCATTCCAGAAGGATCTTGAATGTCAAACAAGTAGTGGACTGCATAGGTATCTATGTAGTCATAGCCCTCAACAGACTTGTAGTATTGAGGATACTGTGCTGCAAGTGATGCAGGGATCTTCTTGACTGCTTGAGTCATGGCAGACTCAAGATTCTTCTGCTCTACTTTTGCCCAAAGAGGCACAACAGGATCCATTGGTTGTGTTGAAGGAATCACGCTTCCCATCACCAGAGGTTGTCCAACAGGAACACCTACTTCACTCAATGGTTTGATCTCTTTTTCCATATCTAAGGTTAGTCTATGTTGTCCAGGAGTTGTGGGATCGACATCTTTCAAGGTTACTGGACCGTAAGTAGGCTTTTGCTCTCTACGACGCATGTAATCTGCGAAATCTGCATCACAAACAGGGCATAGATCACCTCCGTTTAACACAGGCCTACCACAACCTGTTGCTTTGCATGTATTCATTAGTACTCTTTCCAACTGATAAGGTTGAGTCGAAAAAAAGAGCCGCGTACCCATTGGAATGGGAATAGCGGCTCAAGAGGGGAGACATGGAGAAACTGGCAGGAGCGATTATAGCGCATCTAAGGCAGGAATTTTCCTACCCTGCCTCTGCCCTCAGACCAGGGTCAGCGCCTTCCAGGCGACCGGATAGAGGGGTGCAATGATGTCACCGACCAGACCTGCAAGGTCTTGGCTTTCTTTCTGGGCATGGGAGTCCCGGCGCTGGTTGAAGTAGTTGGCGAAGGCATAGAGCGATCCGGTCCACACCCAGTTGACCTCGCATCCTTGAGGCAGGATGAAGCGTGCTTGCTCAGGACAAACATCGTCTTGAATCATGTCAAAGTAGGTTGCTAGGGCATTCTCTGTCTCTCGCATGTAGCGTTTACGCCATTGTTCTCCGAAAGGATGAGCATTTCCGCTGCCTTGCTTGGCATTTTGTGCCTTACTACGGAAAACTTCAGGAACAAATACCTCAGGTGTGCTGCTGATGTAGCGACGAGACTCTTCGGACTCTACGAAACCAACCTTGTGCTTGAAGCACTGCACTCGGATAGGGATCGGAGCTTGCATGCGCAAGGTGATCTGGGGATGACCGAATGGAACCCAGTGAGTAGGGGTTTTCTTGAGAGCTTGAACGATGTTTTCGACATCAGCAAGCTCATGAGTGAGTGACAGATTGAGGATCTGTCGTTCCCAGTCACGCGTACTCATGCCTCGTCCAAGAAATTGGATGAGACTGTTGTTCTGTTCGTCGGTGTAGTCCTCTGCTCTGCGGTCGAATGACAGACGAGCAAAGTTGGCTATGTCCCGATCTGAGAGATAATGGTTGACATACTGAGCTTTCATGGTTTCTCTTTCTGGATAATTAAATGGCTACTTCTTCAAAGACTTGTGGAACTGCTGGATGGACAGGCCCATTGCCAGGAGATCCTGACAATACATCCATTCTACGTGCCACACCTGCATATGGAGGTATCGATGTCAGTTGGACATTACCTCTTGCGTATCCCTATGCTGTTGCATACGGGAATATCATGCATAGTTTCACTAACGATAGGAATGCTGCTACATATTTGACATCTCCTTCAGGTAACTTCCACTATGACAAGCGGGAAGACAATGCAGAGCATTTCTACTGGCTTGAACTGGTGTCAGTCAATGGTACAAAGGGAGATTGGATTGGTCCTGCATCTGCAAGGGCTAAACCACTGATTGAAAAGGTTATTGAGGAACTGACTTCGAAGATTGACAAGGGAATGCTTGCTCAGTCTTTGAAAGCTGATCTAGACAAGATCAGTGTGCTTAATGCCAACATGCTCAATGAGATCAAAGCTCGTGAGAATGAGAACATTTCATTGGCTCAAGCACTGGCTGATGCTACCAGAGGTGTTGCACAGGCACTCACCTTCATTCATACAGAGATCAACTCTCGTGTAGCTGCAGATGAAGCTATTGCAGAGAAGATTGATCTGGTGGCTGTGACTGCAGGCGGTGATTATGCTGCAGTGACTCAAACCATGAGAGCAGATATTGTCAATCTGCAGTCTCAGACTGGTATTGCACGTACAGACATCAATTGGCTGGGTGATAGATCTCGTGCAATGGGTGCTCTGTGGAATGCACAGGTCAATGTGAATGGTTTGATTGGTGGTTTCGGGGTTTTCAACGATGGTCAGTTTGTTGAAGCTGGCTTCGATGTGGATACTTTCTGGGTTGGTCGCACAGGAGCCAACAAGAGGAAGCCATTCATTATCCAAGATGGAACTACATACCTTGATGATGCTGTCATTCGTCAGCTTGTATTCTCTAAACTGAGAGATGAAGCAGGCGCATTCATTGTTGAGAATGGTCGAGTCAAGGCTGATTACATCACTATTGGTTTTGCACAGATTCAACGTGCCAATATTGCTGATCTTGCTGTAGATCGTCTTCGTATTGCTGATGAGGCAGTCAATACAAGCAAGATTGAGCCAGGAGCAATCACTGTTGCTGCTTTTGCTCAGTCACCTGATCGTTTTGTGCATACTTATGCGGGTCAAGGTGGTCACATCTATATCAATAATCTGGACAGTGGCGGTGGACTGTTGGTGTTTGATCTTGCTGCTAGTGGCAGTATTGAAATCAGTACTAAGAGTACTGTGAGTACGGATGGGGGTGAATAATGGCTGAATTCGTTACGATTCCCGGCAAAGTAGAGTTCTTTATTTATAGAAATGAAGTGCTTGTCAGCAGTGGAACTTTCTTAGGCTCTAAACAAGTGCCTTACAACCCTCCTCCTGGACCTGCGAACTATCGAATCTCGTTCAATGTTCGTGGTGAGTATGGAGGAACTTCATCTAATCGAACTTGCATGGTTCTAGGATTCCGCAGATGACTGAAACTATCGTTACTCATCAAGAGATCACGCTTTATGACCCAGAAACTGGAAAAATTGAGTGTATTACTTCTGTTCAACTACCTTTGGGAGTGACATTTGCTACTGCTACTAAGGAACAGTTGTTCCGTGCATATCAAGCCAATGTTGATGCTACTGGTTTTCAGTATGTGCTCGGTACTCCCCCAAAGGGCAACATGCGTGTGGTTGATGGACAGTTTGAAGACATTCCGTTAGCAACCACTCCGCTTTCAGACATCAAGGATGCTCGATGGGACAGCATGAAAGCCAAGCGTGATGCTTTGGAAGCTTATGCCTTTCCCTACATGGGGAAGATGCTTCAGTCCGATGAGCGCAGTGTGATACGACTAAACACTTCCATTCAGGACGCTCAGATTGCACAATCGACGGGTGGATCTTTCGATCCTGTCTTGTGGCAATGTCTCGATAACACGGGCTTGCTGCTTGATATGGATGGCTTTCTTGGCATTCCTGCTGCATTGAAAGCACATTCATTGAATCTGTTCACCATCGCCCAGCAATTGCGTGCTCGTATCTATGATGCGACAACTCCTGAGGAAGTGGCGGCAATACATTGGCCCACTACTTAATCTCAAGGAACAATTATGCTGATCCCTGTAGATTTCCACTTCATCTTGCCCAATGGAAGACCATTGGAGTATGCATTTGTGGAGATCCAACTATCTCGATCTGGCTTTGACCTTCAAGATTCGGGAGTTCTCATGCCTACGCCATTGGTTGTTAAAACCAATGAGTATGGGCAGGTAACTGTCAATCTTTGGTCAACGATGGAGGAGTACCACGTTACTGTTGAGGATCCTGACAGCGATGCTGTGCTGCACTACAAGTTTGTGGTGCCTGAGACACCTACTGCGGGTGTTCATGTCCGTATGCAGGACATCGTTGTTGATGGACGTCAAGACAATACCCAGGTAGATGCTTCTATCCTGGTTCAAGTCATGGCTGCTAAGGCAGAAGCCATTAAAGCAAGAACTGCTGCGATGGATGCTGCTCGTGCTGCGGCTGAGTCTGCTAAAGCTATTGGTTTGTCTGTTGATGAGTACGCAACTGCTGCAGTTCGTTTGCTCATTAAGGATGCGGTCAAGTCTGCCAGTACAACCTACTCTAGTAACCAGATTGATGCTGTCATTGCTCAAGCAATGAGTGCAGTCAAGCTGGAACTTCAAGGTGATGCTGCAGGTGCTCTGGCTGCATTCAAAGAGTTGCAGGCTCAGTTGGAAGCAAATGCTCCTCTGACTGATTTGGTGCTGCAGTCTTTGGGTACTCGACTGAGTTTTGGAGGTGATCAATCACTGACTGAACCTCAGAAGCTGCAGATCTACAAGAATCTGGGGATTCCGAATCTGGCTTCGATTGTGGGCAGAATGATGCCTCCGATTGAGGATGGCAAGTCGGGAGACATCATCTGGTGGCGTGCTACAGGCCCTGTATGGGCGCCTGCACCCACGGGAACGTCCACGACAGCACCTACTCCGGCTCCTCCTGCGCCTGCTCCTAGCCCTTCTACACCGGCACCGTCTCCCAGTACACCGTCTGAAGACGAGGCCTTGTATGCATTGCTGACTCAGGAAGCCATTGCAGCGAAGGCTTTGCTGGGAACTTATGTTACTCAGCTTGGTTTGGCTGGTAATATCGACACTGATCCAGATGAAGTGCAGTACGAAGCTTTGACTCTCGAAGCAACTAAGGCTTACACCACGCTGTCTGGTTATAAAGTTCAACTGCAGATTTAATTGGATTAACCATGGCTACTGAATCATTTGCCACAGAAGCTGGTCAACTGGCTGCATTGAAGACTCAGATCATTGCAGCTATCGCTGATTTCACATCGACCAATGCTGCAAAGATGCAGTACGTCTCTGAGTGCAAGACTTCGGCAGAAACAGCAGATAACAATCGTAAAGCACTGCAAGACAAGATTGCAGGTCGCTAATTTTCAACATTCTTTAAGAAAGTATTCATGACTGCATCCGCTGCACGTACTGCGCTTGCCGAAACCATGGCAAAAGCGCAAGAGGTGATGACGCTGCTGAATTCTCGTACTGCCGTTGAAAAAGCAGCACAAGAGACATGCCGGCAGTATTCCGTTGCCTCGAAAACGAATGCAGACACTACAACTGCCAATTTGGCAGCTTGGGTGGCTGCTCAACCGACTGGTGGTGGCGGAACTGCGCCTGCACCGGCTCCTGTTCCGTCTCCAGCACCTGCGCCATCGACTCCGGGCACAACTCTGCCTGATGGTGTGACTTCTGCTGCACCGACCACAGACAAAGCCAGCTATGTCCCTGGTGAGACTGCTTCTGTCTCGGCAAAGCTGACTGTGACGGGTAAGGCTACAACTGCACGAGTGATCATCGCAGTTCGTTCGCCTGTCAACAGCAATGGTATGCGTCCCTATCACACTCTCTATGATCAAGAGAATGTTCCGATGGGTGTTGGTGTTCTCACCTTCAATGCAACCTACAAGTTCCCTGCTGATGTGCTCCTGGGTGCATGGGAGTTCTATGTTGCTTACCTTCTGCCTGATGGTTCTTGGTTTAACAGCCTGAACACTTCGGTGAATGTGGCTGCTGCAGCGATCACTCCTGCTCCTTCGCCTACCAACCCGGTAACTTTCCCGACAACGGAAGCAGTTGCCAATGAAGGCGGTGCTTTCACTCTGACGAAGCCAGAGATTGTCAAGTTCCTGAGTCCTTCTTCTGGTTTGGGCTATCAAAAGTTGCTCGGTGCAGGTACTTTCCCCTGCAATACCGGCTACTTCGGTGAGCCTGCCTTTGGTGAAGTCAAGAAGTGCTACATCAAGCAAGCTTCTGAGACGGCTTCTCTGCCGGCTCCGATCATCAATACCAATCAGATCGATGGTACTGCTGGTGGTAGCACTGCTGGTTTCGTTGAAGGCGGTACAGGTACAACTGTTCCGACCAATGCCAACCTCTTTGACGTGATTCGCGTTGAAGGCAACAGCATTTCTCAGAGTGCAGGCAACAATCCGAATGCTTGGCCGAAGCAACTGGGTGTTCTTCTTGGTTCCGATGTGGTTGTGACCAGCTATGCGCTGTCTTCTACCACTTTGGTTCAGATGAAGGACAACTATGGTGCTGGTGACCACGCTGGCGGTAACTTTGTCACTGGCAAGCGCAATCTGTGTATCCTTGGCCCGTCTGCGACCAATGACTTCACACAGAACAACGCAAGCATTGCATCTCTTCAGTTCAACCTGAAGACATTCTTTGACAAAGCCAAGGCAACTGGCTACACCGTCTGGGACTCGACAGAACTGCCGCGTGCTATCTCTGCTGAGTACACGCAGGAGATGGAAGACAAGCGAGTTCAACTCAATGCTTGGAAACGTGCGAACTGGGCTACCTATTGCCACAAACTGATCGACTTTGAGTCGGTTGTGACATTGGCTATGCTCTACGATGGCATTCATCCGGGTGATAACCCTGGTGCGAAGGTCATGGCTGAGTTTGTCTATCCGATGGTTCGGACAACCACTGCTTCCCCGGCTCCTGCACCTAGCGTGTCGTACTTCAAGCCTGATGTCGTCATCTTTGAAGGTGACAGCATCCCTCAGGCTTACGGTGTCGAGCTTGGTGGCATGGCTTATCGTTGGAAGGCTCTGGACGGCAACAACAACGCTCAGATCATCAACATTGCACGAGAAGGTTCTACCTGCCGTGACATCGATGATGACTTTAACGCTGATGGCAGCGGTGGTATCGATACAGGTCCGGGTGCAGTCTTTGTTGCAAACAAAGTCAATGCTGTGGTGCTGATGATCGGTACTAACGATCTGGCAAACAGCAATACGTCGCTGAGTGCGTTTACAAACCACATGAAGAGTCTTTCTACGAAGACCCGTGCTCGTGGTGCGAAGTTCTGGCTGCAAACCATCCTTAAGCGTGCTGATGCCAACTGGGATGCCACCAAGGAAGCCTTGCGTGTTCAACTGAACAACTGGATTCTTGCTGGTGGTGAAGGCTATTTGGATGGTTTCATTAACAATGAGAACGTTGCAAACAACACAACCAACTTCAAGGATGGAATCCATCCGACTCCTGCTGGTAATGACCTGATTGCTGCAAACATTGATGCTGCATTCAAAGCCAAGACGGTTACTTCCACATCTCCTGCTCCGGCACCCGCTCCTTCGACGGGAACGCCTACTATCCTGAATTCGGATGGTACTGTGAACGTGGATCTGTGGACTGCCATGGCTGCGAAGCTCTCCAGTGTGGAAGGCATGCGTTACCGCTACGGTGAAGCTGCTCCGAACGTTCCGAACCGAACCATGTGGTATCAGCCGGGTAATCATCCCTGGCCGCAAGACATTGTCGGCACTCACTCGGGTGAATGGCAGCATGGTACGTTCACTGTGTACACAGATGGCTATTTCATGGGTGGTGACTTCGCGTCTAACTCCCTGATCGTGTCTTATGTGGCGGATGATCCGAATGCACGTATCGGTGTGACTGCTCTGCAATGCACTTCCACAGACCACGGTACTTTCACACAGAAGCCTGAGCTTCCGTGGGTGTACTACGGTGGTGGACTGGACGCAGAAGAAACTTTGTACTGGAAGCTTCCGCCTCAGAACAAGGTTGTGAAGAATCCCACATGTTCTGCGAACGCTTTGGGCAAACCCGGTTGGGCTGTGCAGCCAATCCAATGTTTCCAGAATGGATTCATGGCAACTGCTGGCTTCAACACGATGAAGAACAAGTCTTCGTGCCAACTGCCGAGTGGACTGGTGCCTTCTTGTATCTCTGTGACTTCCTCCAATGAATTTGCATTGGTGGGTTGCTGGGATACGACCAACAAGCGTGGTGTGGTGGCTGTTGTGTCCCTTTGCGGACTTGGACACGCTGCAACGATCCAGAATCAAGATTCTGGTGAAGCGAATGGCTGGTGGGGTGAATGGAACGAAGCACATCCTGGACTTCCGAACCTGGGCAACCTTGTGTTCATGAAGTGCATCGGTGTGGTTCCTCTTCCGGGCATGATGGCTCCGACTGAGATCACTTCGACCACTCACCATAGCCGTTTCGGTTATCTGGATGGTTCGCCGGGTGAGCCTTCGTTTGGCAACATGAAGTTCAACAACAGTGGTGGTGAAGACCGTCGTCGTCGCTTCATCCCTGGCGGTGACCTCAATCGTGCGGTTGTAAAGCAAGGTGAATGCCTTGTGATCTCCAAGAGCGAAAAGAAAGCCATCTGGATCAACCTGAAGCCTCTGTTCGACTTCAATAACTACTACTACTTCAGCGATAGCCGTAGCCGTTACGAAGAAACTCGTAACATTGGTTTGAATGCCGGTCAATGGCCGTACACCTTCACTGAGCAGCCTTCTCAGATTCCGACCATCACCAAGACGATGACGTTTGATGATGAGCCGACTTCTGTGTTCATGGCTCCCTATGCGAAGCAAGAATCCTGGCGCCAAGCTTGGATTACCTTCAAGGGAGGCAAGTGCCGGGTGTTCAACACGGGTGGTGTGAACGATACCGGCAATGCTGCAGCCAAGGTGGAAGTGGGTAACTTCGACGTGGGTCCGAATTGCACCAAGATCACTTGGGTCAAGGAAAAGGCTCGTAGTCCTAGCACTCAAGCAGGTCTTGTGCCGGAACACACCCGTCAACTGTTGTTCTGTATTCGTGGAGAAGCCGCTATCAAGTGGTTCGACATGAATTCAAACAACACCAGTGCGACTGAGCGTCGGAAGTTCCAAGATCCGCGAGTGATTGACCCGATCAGCGTTGTTGACTCGGACAACCACGGTGGAGAACACTATGTCTCTTCGATCATCGACTTCAACGGCCGTTGTGTTCACAATGTCCGCTGGGGTGACATGATCATGTGGACATACCCCGAGAAGACTCGCATCAAGATGGGTGCCAATGGCACTGATCCTTTCGAGTACTGCGGTAAGTATGACTTCAAGGGTTATCCCTTCATCGGCTGTACAGCCAACGTCTCTTAAGCTGAACGCACCCTGACTCACAAGGTCGGGTGTTTCACTTAAGTTACTTGTAAGCGGATTCTGACAAGGGTAACAACCCCTCTGTTAGAATTCGCTTTTCCACAACTGAGCCATCCAGAGCCAAACAATATGCCTACAGTAACTGCCGGCGTAGCTGTTGGAACCTCTATCGTCACCTATCCCATAGCAGTGGCGATTGGAGTCCCTGACTCATTAGCACTTCCTGTTGCAGTTGCTGCGGCTGGTGGAGCTTCATGGGCCATGACCAACCGTGAACGCATCAAAGAATGGGGTGTTGGCCCCATCATTTCCATTATCTTTTCATGGGTTTTCTCTTGGATGTTCGGCGTACTGTTCGGTCCAATTGCCGGCGCTGTCCTTCTTTCATGGCTTCCTATCTCCTACGCTTCGATCGTCCATAACGGAGCCCTGTCAGTAGGACTAGCCCTGATATTTGCAGCACTAGCAATCAGTCATATTCTTCCTGTTGTCACTGCATTTGCACGCAAAAAGGTAGATTCAATGACTTCCTCGAACAATTCCACAAACACCCCGGATGGAACACCATGAGCTTCTACTCAATAATGATCTTTTTGCAAGGGATCACTGGAATCACCATCGTGTGCGCTTCTGTGGTCCTGACTGCAATGGGTACTGATAAACAGTCCCCATTCATTCAGAAAGCTATCCTTTCTGGTTTAGCTATCTGGGGTATTTGGTTTGCATGGCTTGCTGTTCATGGTCAACATGACAGTGTGCCTGCTGTAGCTCTTGGAGCCACAGTTGCATTCCTGATCATCCGCAATGGCAAGCGTATTGTGGGTCTTCTTCACGGTGAAACGTGGAATCCCAATCGTCATCATCCCATCAGCATGCCTCCGGTGAACTAATGCTCGACTTCAATACCTGTTTTGACCGTCTCATTGGACATGAAGGCGGATATGTCAACAATCCGAAGGATCCTGGTGGTGAAACCAATTGGGGTATCTCTAAACGGAGCTATCCCAATATCAACATCAAGACTCTGACCAGAGATGCTGCGAAGTTGCTCTACAAGAAAGACTTCTGGGATCGAGTCAACGCTGACAAGATGCTTCCGTCATTGGCTTACCAAGCCTTTGACTTTGCAGTCAACTCTGGGATTGAAACAGCTATCCGCTATCTTCAGCGAGCACTCAAGGTGGCTGATGATGGTTACTGGGGTCCGGCAACCATGTCTGCACTCAAGGAAGCCAATGAGACAGACATTCTCATGCTCTATCTTGCAGAGCGTCTGGACTTTATGACTAAGCTGACGAACTGGGAAAACGCTTCCAGAGGGTGGTCCCGTAGGATCGCCACAAACCTCCGCTACGCTGCGCAGGATGCCTGATGCTGGGTAGCTATTCCAAGGCTGTCAAAATCGCCACTGGGCTCGTCCTGGTGGCTTTTTTCTGTGGTCTGCTCTATGGGGCTTACCAGCTTGGTCGAGAAACCAAGCAAGGGGAATGGGATGCTTCTGATCTGGCTACGGCTGAATCCAGGCAAGAGATTGTTGAAGCTGCTGCACGCAAGATTGCAAAGATAGAGGTGAAGAGTGAAACAATCATCAAGCCAATACAAAAAGAGATCCGTACTAACACTGTTTATGCTCAGTGTAAGCATTCTCCTGACCAGTTGCGGAACCTTAATGAACTCATCGGAGTTGGCGTTGGTATCCTGCCCGGAACCCTCTCCATTGGCAGATGATTCCTTTGGAGCTACAACAGACAAGCTAGTCTGGTACATAGTGAACTACAACAAGTGTCGAGCAGTGGCACTCAAGCAAGAATAAAGGCTCCCTAGGGAGCCTTTTTCTATTCCTGAGGGAACCTACGTTCCTGAATAGTGATTTCCTTGAGCTTCCTTCTCGCATTCCCACACATCATGCAAGAGCACAGTGCTGGAGTATGCAAAGCCATGCCAATCTGCTTTTCTGTCATTGGCTTAGCATAGTTTGAAGGATAACTACGTCCCCAGTAGTTCTTACGATTCTTCTTGAGACGTTCATTGTCTGCTCTACGTTGAGCGCGAGAAGGTTGGTCTTTCATATAAGCTTTCGTTTGATCTGATCTGTCTTGTTTTCTATGTGAGTTCCTATCTTTGCCAGAGCATTGATAGGAGGTTGAACCAAGACAGGACGCTTAAATGGAACATTCCTGCCTAAGTTGATACCGCTCTTATACAAAGGGCTGAATGGAGATATAACCTTCTTTGGTATCCCATTTACCCCAGTAATATCGTCCTCTGTCTTCTTCATCTGATACAAGATTCCACATTTGATCTAAGTGCCTTATTCCTATCGCTTTATCTTGCCAATACATCAGTCCTTTCGTAGTTCGGTCCCATACAAATAGACTTCTTATGCATGAAGAAGGCTTTTCTCTAGTAAAAACATCAACAAAAGGAGTTTCTTTGTGTATTTGTTCTACTGCCTCAATTGTCAACTCATGGTCAATGCCAAAGGCAAGCATTCTATCAAACAATAGACACTGTACTGGTGTCCAGATCTTGTCAGTTGGGAACATGATCTTCTCCCGTCAGTAGTTTCCACATATTTTCTATTTTTAGGGCTTTATCATGTTCTTCTTGCCAGAAGTACTGACCTTCTTCTGTATCTGACCAGATAAAAGAATCTAGCAATAGTTTATTGCCTTTAAGATTAAGGAGCAATCTAGTTCCGACATATTTGCAGTAGCTTGCTGCTAGTTCTGCAATATGAGGATCAATGCCAAATTTAATCAGATTCTCTTCGTAGATTTGTTGCCCAATGTTCCAATGCTCTCTTGGAACTTTTACTGTTCTTGTCATTGTTTGTTTCTCCACTGGCTTTTGGAACTTTTTGTTCAAGGACAGCCGCGTTAATAGCGATGGTCGCCCAGAAATGAACTCCTTCATTGGATTGCCCCCATGAAAAGCTTCTTTGCAGAAGCTTTGCCGCAGAGCCTCGTTCAAGATAAGGAATAGAAGCAAGAACGCTTTCTTTAGCGTTTCTTGCTGCCATGAAAGCCAACACCTCAGGCACACCCTTGTTCTCAAGGGCATTCCTTAGCTTGTTCTGTAAAGGTCTGAGGTATTTGTTCATGGTTTAGGCACTTACATGATGGTATTCAGCCATACGGAGAATATTGATGTCCTCTTTGATGGTGTCTCGCTTGGCTCGAAGACGTTTCAGCTTTCCAGCTTCAACCTCGAAGTTGCGATCTTGATACCGCATGACATCTCGATCTCCAAGAGCTTGAGCACCCACGCTGCAAGCCAGGGTAGTTGCACAGTTGGCTTTCGCCAATGCAACACGTTCATTCCAGAACTTGAGACGGATCTCAAGCAAGTTGATTTGTGTAGTCATGATTTGTTGTGATAAGTTTTTAAGCATTCCAAGATATCTTTGAATGCATTGAATTTTTCTACAAGAGAAAAGCATTTTTCGTGATAGTCAAAAACAAGTGCTCTTGCTTTTTCAATCTCCAACTCATCTCCTACGATTTGCCATTGATTGAGAACAGCAAGAGAAGTCCCAAGACTGGCGTTGTATTTTGCAATACGACGCTCAAGTCTTCGGATTTCACGATTGATCTCAACCATTCGGGAAGGATCAAGATACCAACTGACGCTCATGCGAGTTTCCTAACAATCCAGGGAACAATAAGAAGGGAGAGGATTGCTGCAAGAGAGAATCCTGCTCCCCACATGAAACCATCAAAGAACTTCAACAGTCTTTGAAGCAGGAACAGTTGTACTTCAACTTTCATTTTTTATCCTCAATTGAAATAGACATACTGGCTGCGATACGTCTTGTGGCAAGAACAAAATCAGTTCCTTCTTTTTCACCATAGACATGGACTAATCGATCAGCGAGCCAACTCAGGAACTTGTAATCGTCTCTGGTAATACTCAAAAGATCAATTGGACCAACTTCAGTACCCTCAGGCACATCCTTTGCAGGAAATACTGCAATAGTCCATGCATCAGTTCCAGGCATTGCACCTACAGTTGCTTTAATCATTTTTTATCCTTGTAAACCACAGGAAAAGGCCAATCAGATTCTTTCTCACATTCTTTTTTGCCACGAACCCAAGACTCAAAGTCTTGTGGATGAGTAGTCATCTGCTGAGACTGAATCCAGTCTCGATAAAGACGCTGATACTCTTTTGGAGTCAGAACTACGTCAGGTTCTTTGGCGATTTTAATGCTCATGTCACTTGGCTTCCTTCTTGGGCCACCCAGCCTTGCTCAGATCAGCCATCAAATTGGCGACTGCAGGAAGTGTGCGACAGGTCTTCTCTTCCTCTGCAGGAAGGTACTTACCGAACTCAGGAAGCAGTTCCAGCAATGCTTTGCTGGTAGTACAGCCATAGGCTGCTGCTTTGAGCTTGGTTTCGAGATCCTTTCGTTGGGTATCTTGTGCATCTTTCAGATCCTTGATCTTCTGGATTGCAACTTGATCTTTCACCGGAAGGTGTTCTTGACGATCACCGAAGTATGGCGTGTAAACGCCATAGAAAGAACCAGAACGGCTGTTGAGGTATCGAGACAGCACAGGATCTGTAGCCAGTTCCTTGATCTTCGGAGGAAGAGTGGAATGCAGGCTTTTACGAACCATGTCTTGAATCTGTTGCGAATAATCCTTTTGAGGAACGTCATTCATCACGGACTTGACGAATGCATCACGAATGTAGTTGGTCAGTTTCATATTTCTCTTTCATTTGAAGGTTGAAGTAATAACGAGCACCTAACCTGTTGGCTAACCAACGGCTCAGTGCCCGACAATCATCTTGAAGAAGGCCCGGAGGCCAACCTGTGATCATTTCTTTTTCTTACGCTCAGGAATGTCGCGTTCTCCGAACGCTGTGTAGAGCAAAAGAAACCAAGTAGCTAATCTCAAGCTACCTTCAGTTCCTGTCTTGTCATGTACTGCAGCGTAGTGCTTGTACCAACCCATACGGGTTACGGGATAGTTCTTCATTTTGGTTTCTGTGCATCTGCTTCTTTCAAAGCTTTCTCCATGTAATATTGCTTCATGCCTTTCTCGCATGTCTCAATGATGGTTTGTTGATCTGCATCGTTAGGCAAGGTAATACCATTGCTCCAGTCCGGCCAAAAGATATCCAGAGCAGCACCAATCTTGACAGTATCGTGGGCAATTTCAGGAAGTTCTTGCCAACTCATTGCCTTGATCAGATGTCTGTTCACCCATTCGGTGATCTCTGTGTTGTTTCGCCACACGATGTAGATAGCATCATGGATGAGTGCTACTGGCTTGATGTCCAGACGATAGGGAGAGTCCCATACTTCTTTCATGAAAGCCACAGCCGCACGATTGTTGAGCATGCAATAGGATTGACCCATTGCATTACCAGCGGTACGACCTTCAGCAGCCGCAGCAGAGGGCATTGCACCCGCCCCAAAGACGACTTGATGCAGCAGGGGTGTCCTTACCCTCAGACCGAATGCAACCGTCACATAGCCATCTTTGGAGGCTTGCTGAAGCCTCTTTTCAATGTACTCATCAGATACCTTGTACAGATGGTGATAGTTGGCTTCGATCTTCTTCGCCAAATCAGGATGCATACCCAGGTTAGCTACCAGAGTACGCCATGTGCCCTGATAAGTCAGTGCAAAGGTAGGAATCTTGGATTCCTGACGATAGTGAGGATACTTCTTCTTAATAGAGTTGATGTCTTGTACAGAGTCTCCAATATCAGGCATATGTTCGGAGTAATAGCTCTTGGCTCGCAGACAGTGACCGTCGAAACCTTCGGTGTACACCTTGAGTTTGTTAGGATCCTTGGATGTGAGTGCAGAGATATAGTCTTCCAATGAATTGAAGTCAGCACCACCGAACAACCATCCTGGAGGAGCTTTGAAGCAAGATTTGATCAGCTTGCCATAAGCAGAGGTTGCAGGAAGGTTCTGCAGATTGGGTTCACTGGAACTGAGTCGTCCAGAGACTGTGCCATTAAGGTTGAATGAGCCATGAAGCCAAACAATCCCATCACCTTTATCCAATGCTTCTTCGAACGCTGGAATGAAGGTATTGAGGATCTTTGATACTCCACCGTATTCGATGAGTGCTTTGAGAATGTCAATGAACTCTGGAACAGTAGTGTGGTTGATCAGCTTTTTAAGCGTATCAGCACCCGTTGCAGGTTGCTTGGTGTCTGTGTAGTCAATGACTGGCAGACCCATCTTCTCATAGAGAAGTTTTTGAAGCTGTGGACCGCTGTTTGGATTGAAATGGACATCACTGAAAGCAGACAACGGATGTTGTTTGACCTTCAGTTTGGCATTGGCAGCAATCATTGCATTCTGCTGCACAATCAGATCATACATTTGGATGTATGGACTGTTCTTAATGATGTCCAGTTGCTTCTGTTCAATAACTTGAAGCTCTGCTTTGACTTCTCGGACCCTGACAGGATCCAGAGGCATGCCGCATAGCTCAGTCTGGATGATCATCTTCTGACTAGGAAGCATCAACTGTTGATAGATGTTCAACTGTTGGTCTGCAACCATGATTGGATAGTACTTTTCCTTCACATAGTTGGTGGACATTGCATCCACCAAGTTATAGCGAAGGAGTTCATCCAATGGGATCAATCGGATGTCTTTGATGTCATCCTTAGCCCAGTTACCTGCAAACTCATGAGCCAGTGATTTCAAAGCAAGCACATTACCCACACATGAGTTGGTCGCCAGATAGGCAATGATCTTGGTATCGTCCATGTTCTTACACATGACGTTCAAACCAGCCAACATACCTTCCATGTCCAGCAGATTCTTCATCCACAGTTCATAAATCAGGATCTTCACGTCATAACCTGCGTTATGCCATGTGATTCTGCCTTGATAGAACTTGAAGAAGTCTCTGAGCAACGCACGAACATCTTCATTCTTCTGCTGATAGCCGTAGTAGCCCTCATCAGGACGTACTGCATACTCCAGATAGTCCACAGGAAAGGCAACACCACTGTGCTTGTCGGTAGAAAAGGCAATCGTACCGATACCTGCCTTGTTGAACTTCAGAGAGAAAGCTTCAATGTCAGCAGAGATCTCTGGTTCCTTCAGAAGTCCCAGCAATGCCTTCTTGATTTCCTCAATGGTCTTCGGATAGCTGGCATTACGTACCACCAAGCTACCTGGGGGTACATACTGACGATTGATGGAATCACAGAGGGTACTGGTACTCATCGTCAGCTTGGATTGAATCTCAGGGTTGTAGAACAACGCTTGGTAGTTCACACTGAGAATGACCTTGAGGTCTTCGAATCCTTTCATTTTGCATGGCATCACATAGCCGTGATGCGGTTCTGCCTTGTTGACTCCGGCAAGAACCTTAAAGTAGTAGGTGTCTGTAACCAAGACATGCTCTACTTTGTTTTCTTTCAACAAAGGCAACAAGACTTCCAGTTGTTCCTTAATGAACTTGACTGGAGCCTTGTTGACCTCGTTATAAGGAATAGGGAATGCAATCACATCTCCCAGACTGACACTCCTGCGATGGTCTTCGAGCAGTGGTTTGACATAATGGGAGTAGATACCTCCTCGATCAAAGGCTGTAGGCTTGGTCAGCACCGCAATAGGATACGATTCTGAAGCCTCATATGAGATGGATTGCATGATTGTTGGCTTAAGTAATAAGGTTCCACATTGCCCTTGCACAGAGCAATTCGTAACCTTGTTGATGATCTTGCTTGATTTTAGCAATCTGTTCAGGCGTCATCTTAGGCATTTGCATGTTGGGAACTTCTGAAGTTTCTCCATGCAAGAACTCTGGTAAAAGAGCGTACAAATCATCAAAGAGATTTGTTTTCATCAAGATACTGCTGAAGTAGTTAGCCACTAGTGGCTTTTCAAACAACTGAATCTCGTTGAACTCTCTTACAAGTTTATCTGCTATGGGGTAGAGTTCCCTGTGAAGCCTATTCGTGATCTTTTGTCCTTTAATCCTTGGTTCATAGATATAAGCTTCTCCTTTGAATATGAAAGACAGATGCTTAAGAGTGCAAATCTGGCAGTTTCTGACTGCAAGTTGCTTTAACTCTTGGTTTGTCTTTTGAATCAGAGGCCTGTACAGAGCAGATAACCATCTTTCCTGAAGAATCATTCTCTGCCCTGGACCATCTCCAATGACATAGCTTTCTGACATGATCAGCCAAGATCACCTGTGAAGGTAACCCTGTTCCTTGCACGAGAAGGACCAACATACAGCATGCGATAGACAGAATCCAGATTCTTGCAACGGTTGATGTCATCGAGGTCGATGAACACTTCACCATAGGTAGAACCTTGAGACTTATTGATGGTCTGTGCAAAGACTGCACGTAGATCAATCCATGTATCATTGATGGTTTGTAGTACCAAGATCTCATTCTTGGAACGAGCCAACTTGATGCGTTCCTTCACATCAATGGGATTCTCAGGGCGGAAAGCCAGCATTCCATTCACAGTGAAGTACTTACCCTGAACTCCATGCTCATAGGTGAGGTCACTGATGTCAGTGATATGCACTAATGCATCTGTCTTGATGCCTTGCTTGCCAATCTGAACAAAGCTGTTGTTGACTGCATAGTCTCCCTTCTGGAAGTGAGCTACACCACTGCGATGTTCATTGATGAACTGGTTGTATTCGATGACTCGCTTGTTAGTCCAAGCCAGTACCTTCGAATCCTTGTAAGTCCATTCAGATCGGCCAAACTCTTGCAGAACTTCTGCATTGAAGTCATCACGATTGAGGTGACGAATGATGATGCCATCAGGACGGAACTTCGGAGGCTCACCTGTATTGACTGAGTGACGGAATACCGTTGCCAAGTCAATGATGGGATTGCCTTCTGCCTGTCGAACCACCTTGGTAAGCTCTGCACTGGGAAAGTTGGCATCAAATACCGGAGTGTTGAACGCATTCACAGTCCTCAACTGAGCAGGATCGCCTACGAAGATGATCTTGCAACCTCTGGTTTGCTTGAAGATCAGACTCAGCAGTTCTGGATCAATGTAACTGGCCTCATCAATGAAGAGAATGCAGTCACTTTGCTCAGTGTTGGGACGAACCTTGAGGCTTGTCTTACCAGTGCTGTAGTCTGTATGAACACGCAAACCAAGAAAGGAATGGATGGTGTTTGCATCCATTCCACTGATCTCAGCCAAGTTTTCTGCAGCCTTGTTGGTGGTTGCAGTCAATTCGATGCGATATTCCTTGTGAGAAGGATCCACCAGACGTGCCATCTTGGTGAATCGTGGAATGTCATCGATGATCTTGCGAACAAGAGTCGATTTACCGCAGCCTGAATAGCCTTTGAGCACAAAGACCGATTCGCTGGGGTCCATCAGGAAGTTATGGATCTTTTCCATGGCGACTTCCTGATCTGCGGTCAGGGTGATGTTGTCAATGTTGTCCATTTACTGGTTTCCTTTAATATTTGTCGTGTTCCATCTCATAGTGAATGACTTCACCGAACTGAGCTTGGAAACCCTTGTTGTCATGAATCACCCAGACAGTGGGAACTGTGGTCTGCGGACCATGGAAGTAAAAGCCACCATCAGTCATCACCAGCAGTGCTTGAGGACGATGATCGTCAGCCCACTTCAGCACAGGCTCAATGATCGTACCTCCACGGCCAGTGAACTTGACCTTCATCAGATCCATTACAGACTTGATGATATGAATGCTGCAAATCTTGGTATCGAACTGGAGCAGAGTGATCTTGTTTGGTTTCAGCATCTTGAGAATGCCGTTCACCTCACTGACGATACGCTTGAAGTCGTCATCAGACACCGAACCAGAGATATCCACTGCAATTGCCAGATCCATGAGCTTTCGGCCATGCATACTGGGCAGATAATGCTGTGGCATGAATCTACGATTAGGAAGACGGAAGCTGTAGTCACTCTTGTCGAATGACTTGAAGAACTTACGCAGAATCGAATACCAAGGCAGCTTCGGATTGAGAAGATTGTCCAGATACAGTTCCACATCACCAGGAATGGTGCCAGGAGCATCATTGCTCTGCTTGGATTGTTGTGCAGCACGAACCAGCACTTCACGAACATGCTGTGTGTGTTCTGCCAGAGAACCGCTGGGAACAGGCATCAAGTCAGACATGTAGTCGCCTTGAGGATTCTCAGGCAGAAGACTGTAGATTTTCTCTGCAGTCATGCCTTCATACTTCTCATCGTAGAGATGAGGATCAGGCAATTCCAACTTTGCCTTATGGATCTGCAAGTTAATGCAGTAATCCGCAGCACGATTCCATTTATCTTGACTACGAGCACCTATACGGCCCATATGGTCATAGGCAACGTGCTGAGATTCATGAACCAGAACACCTACCCGTTGAGCAGGTGTAATGGACAGAAACCACTCACTATTGAGAAAAAGATCTCTGCCATTAGTGGCAGCACGATGGGGACACTTGGGATCATCCCACACAACCCGCAAGCTCATCAGAATGCTGCTGAAGAATGCAGTATTGGGCTTCTGCATCAGAGCAATCTTGGCTCTGTTGAGTTCTCGGACAGCAGTGGGATTGATTTGCTTGGTTTGAGTGGGTTGTGCGACTTGCGACATGATTGTCCTATTGAAAAGGGATGTGGATTTTAAAGGGTAAGAGCGCAGGATGCGCTTTGAAGGTTTATTACTTATTCAGTAACAAGTTTCTTCATTAAGTACGTTTTTCTGTACTCAAGTTGATTATCCCAAGGCAGATTCTTAGATACTGCGATTCTTTGGTTAATTAGCTTACGTAAAGCATCATGATCATCAATGATTCGTTGAAGTTCTCCTAAACCAATAGAGAAACCGCTGTCATCACATACATTTAGAAGAACAACATCACCATGCTCAGAAAATCTTGCACTATTGGTTTGAGCTTCAAAGTCATGGCCTGCTTCATGCCAAGAATCGTAAGGGATTCCTGCATTTTCTAGAGCTTTAAGGCACTGAAGTTCACCATAGTTAACTTCTTCATATACATAAGTGACCAGAGGAATAGAATTTGTAAGATCTTCCTCTACTTCACGAGTATATGGAACAATGTCTTCAGCTTCTGTTCTGAGAGCAGCAGGAACCGTCAACCTTACTTGAAGACGAGTTCCCATGATTAACTCACATTGTTAGAGAAGCCTTTTGCAATGGGCAACGCTGCACCAGTTGCACGAGCATCCAGAGTCTTGATCGATTCTTGGTAATACTCTTTCATCTTGCGATGATAGAGTTCTTGGCTTTCATGAACCAGAAGATTCCGTTCGGCCTCTTCCAGATTGCGTTGTGCAATATCTTTTGCTTTTGGTTTGAAAAACATGATTAATCGTCCGATTCTTTGAATTCGAGGAAACGTCCAGAGAACTCTGAATGTTCGTTGTAAATAGTAGGAATGGTGCCCCTACCAAAGCCTTGTTTAATCTTCAGACCTTTAGGCAATGTCTCAAGATACTCAACTAACTTTCCAACTGTATGGAAAGTCTTTTCTTTATAGTCGGGGCCTTGAAGATACTTCTTCTTTCTTGCCATCTTGGTGCTCCTTGATGTGCTTCAGAAGCTCAATGATCTTGTCATATCGCTCTGAGAGAATGTTGATACCCATCATGATGCCTAATGTGCAGACAACAATGATGACTGCAAGCCAAGCCAGATCCATTACTTCACCTCATTGGGCAAAGACAGGAGATTCTGAAGTTGCTTTTCAAGATGCATCATCTTGGTTGCAAACTCAAGACGTTCTTGAGCCATTTTTGCTTCAAGAGCTTTGATCTTGTCTGTGGTGGGATCGTAGTCATCAGGAACTTCGATCTCGATGGTTTCTTCACGAACAATTGTTATGCCACTGATTTCAGTTGGCTTGAATGAATAGAAAGTGAACTTGAATGGTTCCTCTTGATTCCATTCTTGTTCATAATGAACGATGTACCCAGGTACTTTGACTTTCATGAGTCCTCCTAAATGAAAAAGGACTCCGTAGAGTCCTTTGGTTACTTGACGTTGATAAACGGTGCGGATGCACCGCTGGTGACGTACTGAGGAAGTTTGCCATCCCATTTCTTGATGGCTTCCAGTTGAACGTAGCCTTGACCACCACTCTTCTCCACTGCAGCCGATTGAATGGCAATTGCTTTGGCTTCACCTTCAGCTTGCGAGATTCGTGCATCAGCTTCGAACTTGACACGCTTCAGGTTGTTCTCTGCAGTCTGAGCCTTTTGGTTTGCAGTGACCTTCTCTTCGATTGCAGCATCGAATGCACGACTGAAGCCAAAGTTCACCATATTGACGGTCTGAACCATCAGATGATACTGCTTGAGACGATTGTTGATCGCCACAGTGATAGCAGTTGAGACTGCAGCACGTTCAGTGATCAACTGTTCTGCGGTGTACTGTGCAACCACAGACTTGAACGTCTCATACATGGCAGGAACCACGAAAGCATTCTCATATTCCTGGCTTGGATTGAGAATGAACAGTTCACGCACCTTGGAAGGATCCACATGGTAATTCAGAGTCAGGTCTGAATGAATGACCTGCATATCCTTCGATGCAGCCTCACTCTTGGTGGCTGCAGCGACGTCCATACCCAAGTTGACCTTGTGAACATCCTGCCACGGGAAGATGAAGTGACCGCCTTCAGGCAGTACCTGAGTGGACACCTTACCGAACGTGGTAACGACACCAGCATGTGATGCAGGAACCACAGTGAACATGGATGTACCGAAGCACACCAGTCCAATTGCAAGCAGAAGCAAACTGCCGCCTCGGACGTACCGACGATGTGCAGGCAATGCGAACATTGCTGTGAGGAAGATGATCACTGCGATGACCATGAATGCGATAGAGAGGAAGAACATGTTTACTTTCTTGGTTTGGAATTGAAAAAGCCCTCCGAAGAGGGCCTGGATTCACTTAATTTGAGTATTACTCAAACCAGTAATGCTGGAACTACCTTCGTTTCGGCAGATGTTTTGTACAGGAATGCAAGGCTTGGGCTTTGGGGCCACATAGACCTTCGGCTTGGGAGGACGCGGCTTCGGTGCAGCAATCACAGTCTTCTGTTCGATCTTGATCCATTGGACATATCGTTCCCGATAAGTACAAGGAAAGACCTCATATTGACTTGCTTGCTGTTGGAAAGAACCTGAACCAGACACGCCAAGACTGCCGCCAGTCGTTTCATGAGCACCAAAGATGTTCAAGCCACGGTTTGTACTGGAACTCAGCACTGCACCATTGCCATACACTTCATGTCCACCCATGCGTTGACCGACAACAGCACGTCGTCCATCAGGATCAGTGCCCCAAATATCAATGATCTCGAAGGGTTCACCAATCGAACCATCCCAGTTGTAGTAAACCGGAAGGATTCGATCACGGAAACCCAATCGATGCTCATAGACACCGCCAAAGGGACCGAATGACAGCACAGTCACGGGTTCAGTGATCTTGTGTACCCGTGCATCACAACGTCGAATGAGTTGAGTCATGATTGCAGTGGGAACAGTGGATGCTTGTGCATTGAATGCAGGCAATCCCCAAGCAGTAAACGTGCTCTTGTAGTTTCCACTCGATCCAGTCGAAATGTTGTTCACATTCTGACTGGTTTGACCTTGGCCCTGACGTTGTTGTTGTGCTTGTTGTTGCTCTTGGGACAAGCCCAGATCGCCACCGATGCCAGAAGCGTTCACAGGCCCTGTAGAGACGGTTGCACCGCCTCCGAAGCCCAGAGCTTCAGCACCAGCGATGCCGACTCCTACGCCTCCTCCACCCCCGCCACCACCACCTGCGTTGTTGGTTGTGGCTCCTGGCTGACCGGGAAGAATGCAATCCGGCCAGGAACTGTGAGGCGCTCCATTCTTGCAGTCTGTGGCAAAAGCCACGCAGGATGCTGCTGCCAACACCGCGAATGCAGCAATGCTGCGGAAAGACTTGTATTTAGTCATCTGATACCTTTACTTCAATGACAAATGTCGTGTTTTCTTCAGCGAGTTCTCGCTGAAGTTCTTCTTTTTCCAGTTCTTTACTGCGAGCCTCAGTAATGATATTTTTCAAAACCAAAAAATCACGAAGACGCTTCAGAAAGATGGCTTTTCCTTGCTTCTTCTTATCTTCATCAGTACTGACGTACTTGAAGAGTGATTCAGACTCTGCAATACTGATTCCAAAGAAGAATGCTCCTGCATCTCCACCCAGCTTTTGATTTCCGTTAGGAGTGATAAACAGTGGATAGCCACTGCTTGGATGAACAGTCAGGCCTGCATCATTGAATTCAGGATAAGCAGATGCCCAACCCAGAGCACAGGCTGCACTACCACAACCATGGCCCTGTTCTTTGATAAGACGGCCAACAGCATGCTTTTTCAGGTCTTCATTGTTGACATTGGTTTGAACACCAAAGCCACTGCCTACAACACCTTTGGTTCCATCAGTTCTCCACGCAGACATATAGACAATGCTGCGAGGAATACCTGCCATGATCGAATAAAGGGTACGAAGACGCTCGATATGTACTTGTTCCATTTCAGTTTCCAATCACATAGGTTGCAATCTTGTCCTTTTCAGCTTGAATGGCTTCAAGCTTGATCAGTTCTTCATTGCGTTGTTGAGTAATGATCCTTGTATTTACCAAAAGCTTACGAAGACGCGCCAAAAAGATATCTTTCTGGTTTTTGCTAGGAATTTGATTGTTTTCTCTCCAGTTAGTTGGAGCAAACAGTTGAGATGCTTCATTTTCGGAAATTCCAAAGAAACTTCCGATGGCTTCCCAGTTCTCGTAGTTACCAAAGGCCGGATGACCTGCAATGTCCATGTGCAATCCTGCTTCCTTGAACTCAGGGTAGGCAGTAGCCCAGCCAATCGCACAAGCAGCCGTATTACAGAGATGATTCTCATCATTGACATCATGAGCCAGTTGTTGAACAGACTGTTCAAGCAACTTTTCATCAGGCATTCGGTTATTTGCATAACCTTCGTTAGCATGTTCTGATCGCCACACAGACATATACACTACTCGTGCAGGAATGCCTGCCATCATCGAGTAGAGAGTACGCAGTCGTTCAATGTGAACTTGTTCCATGTTTTTTACTTCTTAAAAAGTGTTTTGATGAAGTTGAGGACAAGAGCCATCAACGATGTTTGTTTCTGATCAACATGACGTTGATCAATGCGTGTGTTGTTGTTCATTTGGTTTCGCCACAATAAGAGCACTGCTTTTCATGTGCTCTCATGCTTACCTTGCAACGACGACAGTAGTGATAAGGCTTGTAGTCCTCATCAGCTTCATCATCGAATGGATAGTCAACTGGAGAGTTGCTTGCCTCCAGAGTCTTGAGCAGTAGCTTGAACATACAGTTCTTCCTTTGCTTCATTGATTCGTTGAATCAAGTCCTTCACTGCATACCATGCACGACGAGTACGAGAATCGTCATACGACTCTTTTCCACTCGGATGTACATAGATAGCTACAGAGAAGTTCCGTTTGATACACCAGACTTCGAACAAAGTCTGTAGAGATTCTTCTGGCTCATGCAACAGAGTAGGATTGTTCTCATGGAGATCAATGAACATCTGTGCTGATAGAGCAAGGATCCTGTTTTGTTTATTGGATTCTTGCTTTAGATGCTCCTCAAGAAGATTCTTGATCAGCATCAGTCCCATTTCTTTGGTGTTACTCATATAAAGTGTCCTGCAGTAGTACTAATTACCCACATCATAGGTTTCCCTATGATGTGACTTCATACTAATCAGTACAGGTACTCTTTGCCAGCCTTGGCAACCCATTCCACCATTGCCGGAACACGCCACAGTTCCTTGTCACGGCGAACCATGTCACGAACCGTGATCACCTGAAACTCAGCCGGCATCCGGTTGATGAACTTCAGCATTTCAGCGATGTTGTCCTTGGTTGCATGATGGCTGAGAGCACCAGTCAGTGCATAGAGCACACTGGGATCTTCCGACACGCGGATGTTGGCAGGATCCTTCATGATGTCTGCCATGTTCGGCAGTTCCAGATACACCTTGGTATAGGCGTTGAACTCTGCACCGACACCTTCGGAAAGAGCACCAGCCATCAGCGGGAAGAAGTCAATGCTGCCAGGAGGAGCGAGCTTCATCAGCTTGTTGGCAAATGCCCAGGTACGAGGACATGCATACGTCAGATCCTCATGATTGGGCTTGAAGGTGTAGATGTGATCTGGCTTGAACTGCAGATACGACGTGATCATGGGAGAAATGTCGTTCTTTGCTGCCCAATTGAGCCATTCCGGCAGATCCACCACCAGTTCCATATGAACCAGACGAGACTGCATGGCAGTACTGGTTTCATTGACGATGGCGCCGTCATCTTCCTTGTTGCCTGCACAGACGATGAAGACACGATCATGGAGCTTGAACTTGCCCACACGACGATCCAGAACCAGCTTGTATGCAGCAGCTTGCACGCTCAGTGGTGCAGAGTTGAACTCATCCAGGAAGAGAACCCAACCATTCTTGCCTTCTGGCAGTTCATCGGTTTCCAGGGGGAAGGTGTCCATGGGAGCATAGCCAGCACGGTCACCAGTGAACTTGGGGAAGCCATTGAGGTCAGTCGGATCCGATTGACTGAGACGCATGTCAATGACTTCGAAATTGTTTTCACGAGCAATGCCGTGAACGATGTCGGACTTACCCAGACCAGGGCTTCCACGCAGCATGGGAACCATACCGGCGTTGAAACAGACCTTGATCATGGAGATGGCTTGAGAAACTTTGATGTGCATGATAGTTGTACTTAAAGTACTATGTTTGATTGACTTGAAATGAAAAAGGGGACCGAAGTCCCCTTGTAAAACTGAGTCTATCGACTCATTCCAGAGCGCGGAGGCGCTCTTGCAGTTCTTCTTCAGTAAGACCTGCCAGCTTCTCGTTCTGCTTGGATTCCAGCAGACCCTTGAGCTTTTCACGCTCATTCTGCTTACGCAGAGCATCCTTCTTGGCATCAAGCTCGGCTTGCTTCACAGCAATGATGTGCTTGATGATGTCCAGCTTCAACTGTGCTTCATCCCGTGCCTTGGAAGGCGCAGCATTGACAAAGTTGACCTGTTCATGGCTCTTGAGTTCTTCCAAAGCCAGCACTGCACACGAATTGAGGTCCGTGTTGCTGGTTCGATGGATCAAAGCCAGATCCCACAGATCATCCATGTGAATCATGCCATGACCAAGGGTACGGAACTTCAGCTTGGCGCGAGAACCTTGTTCGAAGATATTTTGTTCAGACATTGTTGTACTTTCAGAAAGAAACGTTGTAAACCTGGCGCTTACCGCCAGAAGAAACCATCAGAGTAACAGAGTCACCCTTGGTCGAAGAGATGCCAACACCAGACAGTTGTTCATCTCCAATGGGATCACACTTGCTCTTGTCACCCAGCATTTCGAACACCTTGCGATGTTGTTCCAGGCTTGGCTTCAAGAATTCGTTGTAGATACCACGAGTGCGCTCAGGATTCTTACATCCTTCGAGCAGGAAGAACATATGTTCATTGCCGATCTTCTGATCATCCCAGAAGTTGGGACTACGCATGATCGTCTTCACCTTCACATACTTCTCCGTCTCAATGCCCCAGACTTCAGTAGAAGACTTGGAATGAGGAAGCTTGTGTTCGATACTGAACGTATCACCCTTCTTCATGAGAACAGCAACGGTAACCCATTCCTTGTTTCCCATTTTCTTCGGGTAATCGTACTCGAACACCTGACCACCAAACTCAATCTCAGCCTTGAAGCCAGCTTCAGTCGGATTGCGCAGTTGCCAGTTGTGGATCTTGCAGATGTATTGACCATCTGGAAGCTTCTTCATGTCAGGGAACGTGATGTTCTCCACAGGAATGTACCCACGAGGAGCTTCAGCCGTGTAATCCACGTCTTGAATACCACCAGAAGCATAGTGCTTCCGATGATTCCATCCCACTCGTTCAGCCGAACCATAGGAGTCTCCAGGCTTGCTCTCCACAGCAACACCACTTCCCGGCATGAACACATGAAGATCCATCAGAGAGGCATTGCGTCGATCTTCATGGTTCCATGAATGAGTGAAACGCAGCACACCACCGACAGAACCACCACGAGCTTGCACTTGTTGACGCATGAATGAGTCAGCAATGTTGCCATGGTAGCTCCAACCGAAGTCATTGCCCCACTTGAACAGCTTGGATGGATCTTGTGGATCCAGATGAATCGGAGCCGTCAACGAAACCAAGTTCGACTGAAGACCATTCTTCATCATGAGTTCAATGGACTCTGCCACAGGAGCAACAGTCTTCATGAACTCTTCCAGCTTCATCTTCTGTTCAACACCCGTAGTCTTGACCTTGGCTTCACTCATGGATTCAAGAACACCCAGAGCACCGGCACTGCGCAGCTTCCCACGGGAGCCACGATCCACCCAGAGGACGTTGTTGAGGGTCACATCGCTCATGGTAGCGAACCGACGATCCAGGGAATCCTCCAGCCCCAGGTCTTGGATCTGCTTGAGCGCAGCCTTGACCATGGACGGGGTTACCAGCGCCGTGGTACGCTTGTAGTTCTGCGGTGCCACCTTGGCCTCAAACGAGCCCACAGCAGCCTCCAGGCTCTTGCCTTCGGAGAGATCCACCAGCAGCGTACCGATGGCAGTGTTTCGGATTCGTGCCCCTGCATCACGGGCATGGCTCCAGACGAAGTCTTCACCATTCGAAGTCAGAGCAGCATATTTTTTCTTAAGGTCTTGGAACGACCTGACGGATGAAGCGTGCTCGGCTCCACGGTAGATGGCATTCTCAGCGATCAAGTTGCTGACATCAGTCACCACTGAATCGGGAATCTCCGTCAAACCACGACGAAATACCTGCACATCAGATGCATAAGCACCCATTTCAGTACCAACTTCATTGGTACGATGCTTTGGTGCAACTTGTGCATGGAAGTGATTCCAACGCTTCATCTGACCATCTTCAAGACGCTCCAGATTGAACATTGCACCGTACTTGTCTTCCTTGGTTTTGAAGAGTGCAGTGATGGGCGCTTCTTCAACAAAGATGCTCATACGAGCAGCCACCAAGTTGTAAGGATACTGAAGACCTTTCATCTGATCCCAAACAGTGATTCGTTGACCATCAACAATGGCAACCAGACCACCGATGTTCTTCACGAAGTTCCTGCAGCACGAGCAATCATGCTCAGTACGCTCACGAAAGATGGGATTGGTGCCTTCAGGAAACGACTTCAGATATATATCCCAGAGTTCATCACCTGAGAGAGTCCTGAACAACGTATGCTCTTGCATTGCGTTGAACTGTTGATGGACTTGAATAGAAAATACTTGAAAATCGGACATGACTATCCTTTAACTGTGTTGTGGATGGTTGATAGAACTGAAACCAACTGGTTTCGAGAGACAATGGGCAACTGAGTCTCAGCATACTGAATAGCTTCATCTAAGTTGCCGAGGGTAGGATACAAACTCTTGTCAGTACCCTTATTCACCGCCCGGATGGGCGGATCTTCTGCTTTAACGGTGGATGATGTCGATGGGACGGATGATGGGTTCATTATTCTTTGCTTCCTTGTGTTGTTGGCTGACTTGTCCTGCAATTTTTGCCAGGATAACCAAACCACTGGTATAGAAATGTCTTGCAAGTTCTTCCTGAGTGCAGCTATCCAGATACCTTTGCACATTCTCAGGAGTGAGTGCAGGAGTAGCGAGCACATCAGCAAGCTTCTTGGCTGTCAGCCTGTACTTCTTCACCACAGCAATCATCTTGGCATTTTCCACAGTCATGCGTAGATGGATGGGATGAATACTCTGTTCTTCCAAGATCCTCCGAACAGAACGTTCAGAGATCTTGTAAGCATCAGCAAGATCCTTGTTGGTGAACTTGCCAGTGGCATGAAGCTTACCAATGCGAGCTTTTGTTTCAGAGGGAATGGTTTTCTTTGTCATTTGGTTTACTTTCGTTTGTGATATGGGAGTTGATCGTTCTTGTAGCGTGCTTTCTTCTTTCCAGTTGCAATACTGCCGTAGCTATCAGAAACATACTGCCTTATGCTGATTTCAGGCATAGGCCAGTAGCCGCAACCAAGCTTTTCACCTAACTGTTCAGGACTGTCAAATACATCACGTATATAGATACGATGTTTGATGTGTTCTTCCCATTCTGGTTTGAATTCTCTAACCATCAAACCATTATGAAAACCAAAACCTTTAATTTTGGTATCTGAAACCAGAAACTGAACACGTCTCAGTCCTTCGTGGGTTCTAACATCAATATTAGGCACAACTACATGATCAAACTCCTCTCCATTCAGGAGAACTTCCATTCTCCAGGTAGAGTAGTCGATCCATCTCTCAGAGTGTGTGGGTGTTTCAATGTCCACGTTCAATTGCCTTTATACTTTGAACACCAAGGTGTGCAAGTTCTATTTGCACCATTGCTGCCATGGCAACCAAGGTATCTATCACATACTTAGCACCAACACGTTGTTCTAACTCTTGAATGTCAGAAAACCTGTCTGTAATGACACAAGAAGTGTCCCTATATTGAGGTATATGCGGTGCAGTAGGTATTACGTACAAAACACTACCAAACATCTGTGTTCTAAGCACTTCCTTTGTACTTAAGTCAGTATCTTCCGATACAAAGTACAGATTACGTGCCTTCTCTCCTGTAAGTAGCTCCTTCATCTTGTACTCTTGTAGAGTCATGTGAGGAAGGTTCTCCAGGAAGCGGATCCACTCATGGGAGGACATGCGTTGAGTCATCGCTTCACCATAATGAGTTAGGGTATAGGCCATACATAGTCAAAAATCGACTTTTTGAAAAGTTAGGATATCGGTTTGAGAAGTTTTAGAAGTCTGCTGAGACTTCTCCAGACTTCTACTTGGGAGGTCGAGAAGACCTCTTGTACCGGGCTGCAGAGATCATGCAGACGGCATATACCACAAACATGGCGAACTTCAAAGGGAAGAACAGAAGCCATGAAACCAAGCACCAGATCCAATAGAAGAGTGCGCAAATCAATATGACGGGCCATGCAATCAAATGCATGAGCAATTCTTTAAATCTCATTCTTGTTTCCTAATAAAAAAATAGCCCCGTATCCTTTCGGATACGGAGCCTGTTCGATGAAGCGCCCGGAGGGCGCGCTCAATCAGCAGAGTGCATAGTTGCTTTCACGGATCTTGTCACCAAGATTGTCAATGAACTTGTCAAACTTGAATGGAGTGCCCGTGATCTGAGTGATCAGGTCGTCCAGCAGATTGCTATCCGCCAGATCAGCCATGATTTCCTTGTAGTGATAGCGAACCCAGTTGATGTTGTTCGCATGAGCCTTGAACTCATCATGAATAGTGACGAGTTCGAATGGCTTGTGCTGCAGCATGGATTGCATGATCGAAGCCAGCTTCTCCAGATGCTTATCAGACAACTGAGCCACATTCACTCCATTCAGATAGGGTGCAATCACCACATCAGCAACCGTAGAACGGTTGTATTGTTGAATGTAGTAGCTGACCTTCTCATCAATGGTTTGAACAGCTTGATCAGTGCCCATAATACGAGCACGAATCTCGCTTTGCACCACAGCATATGCATTCATGATCATTTTCAGATCATAGTTGCAACGACGATGCATGGTTCTCAGCACATAACCATCGACCGAATGCACCACATTGGCTGCATTGCTCAGACCCTTCTCCTGTCCTTCATTCTCATAGAACTCATAAGTGAATGTGCTGTGGTCCAGTTCATCCACTTCCAAGCGCACTTGACGCTTGTTCATCACCTTCACCTTGGCATCGTAGCCATCAGGCAGCTTCCATTCATGGCTTAGTGCCCATGCTTGCCAGCTTTCCAGAAGAATCTGCAGCAGTTCCCATGCTCCAGGTGCTACTTCATGCACAGCCTGATAGAAAGCATTCAGTTCAGGCGTACCTTCACCAAACAGCTTCTTCGGCTCTGCCTTGGAGCCATAGAGCACCGTCATGACAGCCTGCTTGGCGTCATCACGCTTCACGGCAGCCAGTCCACCCAGGAGCCTGCGCATGGCATCTGTGACCTCCGTATAGGCGTCTGCACGCTTATTCGGATCCACCATGCCAGTAGCCCTGGCACCGCTCTCACAGCCCGTCAGAACGCTCATAACCTGCATTCCCGAGCATGCACCATCCACACCCACCAAATGGCCTGTAGGGAGCTTCTGTTGGGCTTTACGGATGGCTCCGACAGCCTTCACATACAGCGGACGATCCTTCAGCTTGACGCCTGCACTGAAGGATTCCAGCACATCAATGTTGTCTCGACCCCATTGAATGCGATCTTCGAACTCTTTCTTGTCCAAGCCATAGGCATTGGCAGCATCAATCAGCAAATACTCAAAGCCAGTGTAAGTCTTGAACATATTGTTCTCCTATTAAGTTAATGATCCAGGGAAAGGCGGAACGCCGTGGTTACTTCAACAACAGATAAGCCATGAGAACAGCAGGAGGGACTAGTTCGTTTTCTTCTCCAAAAGGTATGTAGACAGGATCTTCATTTACCCAATGCCACCAGTCACCGTCATATTCCCAGTAGTCTGGGTATGTATTCATGGCTTCATCAGCAGCTATGTCTAGATACTCTCCACTTTCTAGAAATATGAAGTATTTCATGTTTCTTTCAAGATAAGAGCAGCCATCTTCACAGCAGCAGGTATTTCTGAGTCATAGATATACACTAGATTACCTTCTTTATTAAGGAAGTAGAACCTAGTGGAATCGACACAGAAATAGCAATCTCTGTACCATCCTTGATCATCAGGTTGTGCCATGGAACCATCAGCATTGATCCATAGAGTCATGATCGTTCATGTATCAATGAGGCCATCAATACTGTGCTGTTAGGTCTGAAGATGAACTTTGAATAGCCATTTGAATCCACTTTCCACCAAAATTCCAGCATTGCATGGATATAGCAATTAGTTAACAGGGTATCTTGCAGTTTATCTGGGATCTCTATGACAGAACCATCAAATCCATAAACAACATTGGGTGTTCCAAATATTCTTAGAACTGTGTGTTTTTCATGATTATCTGGATCAGTATCGTCAATAGGAAGATCTATGTATCGTTCATCGTGCATATATACCTTTCATCCATTGATATAGTATTTAGGCGTCAGTATTAGTGCAGCCACACGAACAAGTTCAGGAATATTATTTTCATCTTGTATTGACAAATCATTGTTATCTTCAGGGAGCCAATACCATATAGTTACTTCTTTTCTTCTTATTCTGCAATAACAGTTCAACATTCTTCCTGTATTATCTTCTACGGCTTCTGTACCATCCTTATTGATGTGAATAACATCGAATGACATAACATCACCTGACAATCATCATTGCTATGCGGATAGCCCTGGGAATGTTGTCATCCTTCATGTTGTAGGCTTTACCATTCTTCCTGATCCACTTCCATTGCTGGTTTCCTGCTACATCCACTGTGTATTCGTAGCATTCAATCAGTGGATCCACATTGACCTGAAGCAATGTGCCATCTCTCTTGAAGTAGTAGCACTGAACACTTTGCCATTGAGGCAGCTTTGAGTAGTTAATCTTCATCTAATTCTCCAGTTATAAGTAAAGCCATTTGAATGGGTTGAGGGAGATCACTCTCATTTATAAGAACTACACTCGTGTTTTTCTTGTACACCCATTCTTTGAAGATGTTTCGGTAGTAAACATCATTCAAATCACTAGTTTGCCAAGAAGAGACAGTAGATGTTCCATCTGGATTCCAATACTGTCGTTTTTGATATTTCCATGTCATATATTTACCCCATGATTAAGACCATCATTTGAAGTTCTTTAGGAACATCTTCTAAGTCAAGCTGACAGAGGTTGTTCCTTGTCCATGTAAACCAGCTTCCAGAGGAAGGAGTTCTATCCCTGTAGAACAAATAGCACCCATCAGGAAGACTTGGAAAGCGTAGATATTGAAGATCTATTTCTTCATAGAGCAGTCCTGCATAGAAGATGGTGCATTCCTTCATGTTATTCCTTTGGTTTGACACCCATGAGCATCATCTTCATCTTGAAATAGCCAAGATCTTCATCAGGAATGTTTGCATCTCTGATCCATTTGAGTCTTTCAGTTAGTTGTTGATGAAACCAACGACCCCTTTCGGGACTTACCTTTGATTCTTTTATCTAATCATAGATATAGCATGCCTTCTCAGGCATTCCATGCCCTTCAGCAACAGTGAAGAGTTCCTTGGTTTCAGGATCCATACACACGAATCTTGTGTTTGGCGTGACGTCAATCATCATTGAATCCCCATGATTAATAGAGCCATTCGAAAGTCAGATGGAAATTGTTCGAAAGGAATGGATTTCCACCCACCTACATAGTCCCCTTCTTTATGTGGCAATGTTTCCATCATTCCATAACGAAGTTCAGAGGAATCATCTGAAGTATCTAGGAGATACTTGTTTCTAAGATGGGTAGGAAATACATTTCCCCAAGTAGTCTCAACTACCTGACCGTTATCCCAAATGTATATAGGATATCTATCATATATGTCTCTCATTTAACCCCCAGTAGCATTAAAGCCATTCGAAAACCAGCAGGAAACTGATACATTGGAATATGTACCCAGTAAGAATGAGGATCCAATTCACTAAGCTCATCAGCATCCAACTGTTTTCTATATTCAGGATGCTTGAATACATACATTCCTTCTGTCCAGCCAGAAGTCCTTTTATGAGCCATTCCTGCGTCATAGCAGAAACAATCCACGACAGGATCTGTTTTCTTGATCTCTGCAGATGCATCATCTCCGCATTGATATGCAAACTCATGCATCTGATCATCTTTCCAGTAATACAAGATACCGTTGATCATTATTGAACTCCTAAGATAAGTAATGCCATTCTGAAATCTACTGGAAAGTTTTCCAGTGGAACGTGCATCCAGTATCTATTAGCAGTTGGATAGAAGATTCCATACCTATTAGAAGTCTTCTCACAGTTTGCATCAACACAATACAGTGATCGAATGCTTTGAACATGGTCTAAGTCCCTTTCGACTTCTTCTACTTGGTTGTTTCTCCAAACATAGAATATGTTTCTGGTTTCAATCATGTGATTCCTAACAACAAAAGTGCCATTCTGAAATCATGAGGAAAGTCCTCAAAAGGCACACTGACCCACTTATTTTGAACATCCTCTTGTTGATGCTTGGCTTCGTAAACACCGTATCTTGATAAGTGTCCTTGTTCAAAAAAGTTATCAATACAAAAACAATTTAGGTATTGATTGTCGTTTTCAAGAAAGTCTTCCCAACTTACATCCACAACTTGAGAGTCTTTCCAGAAGTATTGGTTAGTTTCATTGTTGTCTCTCATGTGATTCCTAACAGTAGTAAAGACATGCGGAACTCAGCAGGGAACTGTTCAAATGGAACATGTTTCCAACCAAGTTCAAAACGCCCATTTATATAGTCCATCTCCTTAAACATTCCATAACGTTCATCAGGAGCTTGTCGGCCTATATCCACCATGAGATGGTCTCCCCATTTATTTCGTGTGGCATCAGATACAAAGATCTTGCAAGTCAGTTCAACAACTTGGTTGTTCTTCCACATATATCCATAGATCATCATTGCACTCCCATCAATAAAAGAGACATTCTGAACTCTGGTGATAATTGTTCAAATGGAATGTGAACCCATTCAATGATTGGTCCAGTTTGTTCATATATTCCATACCTGTATTCAGCAAGAGTAACCGCGGTATCAACACATTGCATGTTGAATCTTTCAGGGCCAATTATCTGATCTACTTCAATGACTTGGCTTCCATCCCAGTAATAGGACATTGGATGTAATTTCATTCGTCGGTTCCTAAAAATAACAGTGCTAGTTGGAAGTCTTTAGGGAAGTCTTCCAAAGGTACATGGTTCCATACAGCATTTTCTTTCCAGAACCCATACCTCCCCTCAGGATCTTCAAATGCAAGATCAACATAAGGTGTTGTATCTGGCAATGCAATTGTTTTATGCATTCTTCCTTCAAGCCAATAAAGATATCTCATGTGATCCCCAAAATAAGAAGTGCCATTCGAAACTCCACAGGGAAGTCATCGAATGGCACATGAGTCCAACCGCCTTCTGTCTTCCAGTTTCCATATCTCATATCTGGCCGCTTGAAGCCAAGATCTATGACAAACAGGCCCTTGATAGCTTCATGAACATCCTCTGTTTCAACAGCTTGTTCACCATCCCAATAGATGTATTCACCTTCATCAGATTGGTTCACGGCACACCATCCACGATCTCTTCATTAGCCAGTTCCAGCATGGCTTTCTTGAAGCCAGTACCTTGCGTGGTGATGTGATAGCCTGAAGCGTAGATACGGCCTCTCTTGTCGTTCTTGTGAGTCAGATAGAACTTGTTGCCTTGCTCCACCATTAGCATGTAGAACTCATAGCTTTGACGCTTGAAGTTAATCCAGTTCTGATGCTGCTCAGGTGTTTCAAACTCGAATGTAGGTTCCTCTTCGAAGCTAGATACGAAATCCGTATCAATCCGCAGAGCTACCTTGTTCATCTTGTTCAGAACATCCAAACAGATGTCTCCATCATGATGATTCCCAGATCCAAGGATCAATGAATCATTGTGAGTGAGGTATCCACTGGAATAGTTGTGAGTCAGTTCCAATGGTTCACACACCATCGGAGGCAGATACTCACTGTTCCTGATGAATTCGAGCAAGTTCTCAGGCATATACAGCCTTGAAATCACCATCAAGCTGGCTTGCTTGGACACCTTGTTAATGTCGAATGCATCGGTATCGCACAGCACAGCGAGCATTTCAGCCACCGTAAGGATGGCTGCAACCCGATCATTGAACCCCAGCCTGCTTGCAAGCTTGGCAGTCACCGAGGTAAACAACTCAGCCCGCTGCACATAGGCAATACCCACGAAAATGTCAGTCACCAATTCCTTGATGTCCAACACCTTCAACTGAGACACACGCTCATTCTTCGAAGCGTAGTACTCAGAGCCCATGTATTCCTCAATCAACTCCACACCATGGAGAACCTTTTCCATGTTCTCTTCATTGGTTTCAATCGCATGGCGAATCTTCACGTCAATGTGCTTCCTGTTGAAGCGCATTTCGTTCATCTCTTGCATAGCAATCTGCTTGATCGTGTCCATGTTGGACTCCTTGTAAAGTTAATACACCACAGACAGTGCGAAGCACGTTTATCTCAAGAAAAGATCAATAAAGCCATCCTTGCCCACCTAGGAACTTCTTCATCTGTAATGGCATACAAGTTATTGCCCATTGTTTTATTTACTATGAACCATTGATGAGATGGTCCTACTTCTCCATATAGATAGCTGCCTACTGGATAATAGGATGGATCTTTATCTGTAGGTATTTCTTCATACTCGCCTTCAGCTATGAAAGCCAATCGTTTATTAGCCATAGATCACTTCAATAACAACATAGTCATTTGAATCCATTGAGGAACATTTTCAGACTTAACAGTTCTTACCCAAGCATGTGCATCTTGAATCAAGAACCATTCATCTACCCCCATACTTTCATATCTTCTATAGATATAAGTACCAAAAGGGAGATTTTTTGGGTTCTCTAGCTTTTTCACCTCATAATGTGTCTGATCAGGTAGAAATATGATTATCTTGCTCATATATCAACTCAATTCCATGTTTGTTGATCAGATCGACACTATAGATATCAGTGTCGATGACCTTACCACCTGGATACCTGAGTACCCACAGTCCCCAATACTCAGGATCTTCATCATCTCTGGAGATAGTGAAGCCTTCAGTATTGATGAACTGTTCTTTACTGGTTTGTTTAAATTGTTTGCTTGCCATCTTTAGTTCCAAAAGCTTTCTTCATAAGTTCTTTCAGTTTCTTCTGGCTGTCTGCACAACCTGTGCAGTAAGGATGGCTGGCATAGCTGCCATAGTTGCCAATCAATGCACCGCATTGAAGACAATCGTCGTTGTACACATGGTTCTTTCCATATGAACGAATGAACTGAGATCTGCGTAACGTCATGTCTGTCTATCTCTTTCTTTGCTTAGAAGGACTGGTTTATAGAAGCGCACGGATGTGCGCTTGAGTTTTGCTGTCTTTGCTAATGACTGCCTTATCCACTTGGGCATAAAAAAACCTGCACACACCCGAAGGTATGTGCAGGCATTCATCCAACCCCAACTCAGTCCATGTCGAACTCAGCAGCCTCGCCGGTGGCAGGTGCATTGAATTCCACGATCAGCTTCGCAGCCAACGTTTCCACATTGGCAGGATCAGCCTTCAGCCATTCCACGAGCTTCTTCTGACGCTCATTGCTGTCCACCAGCGCCAGGTAACCCAGCTTGATCTTCGCACCCGAACGATCCTTGAGATAGAAGTTCAGGTAGCCCGAACCCTTCTCATAGCCAGCGGTATTGCCAGCAGCACCCTTGCCAGCGTTCGATTGAGCAGCAGCATTTCCAACATTACGAGCCATTTGATTCACCTCTTAAATAAGAACATATAAATAAGACACACCACCATTGATGCATCCACGGATAGTGCGAAGCACGGTATTCGGTATTTCAACCTCTCCAAGCCATCATCACGCCTGTTGCTACTGCACAGACGATCACACCCAATGCAGGCCAACGCTCAGGGAACTGAGACATGTAGCCTTTGAATCTGCGATACAGATCAGTCATTGCTTTCTCTCCGAGTAGTTGATTCCATATCCCTTGTGAGGCTGCAGCTTGCCTTCCATGAACAGGTCGGTAGCTTGTTCCTCAGTGATATCTCCAATGAAGGAGATCGTTGCCCTCTTGGCTTCATGAGGCACAAATGGTTGTGGATACCTTTTACAGATGTTCCACACCACAGCACCATTGGGCATTTCATAAGTTAACATATACATTACACGATACTCCTTGTTACAAGTTAAATTGGCCCATTAATAGGCCTTAACAAAGACCTCACGATCGATGATCAATTGCTCAATCATCTTGTTTTGTTCTTCCATTGTCAGAGGATATTCCCAGTACAACGGATTCACACAGTTCATGCGAAGGTAAGAACCTCCTTTATCGTGCAAAGCACGATTAGCAATACAGTGTGCAGCGCCAATGGATTGAGTAGGAACATTACGTTCCTTGAATGTGTAATAGATGGACATGATCAGAGAGGATTGATGGCTTCACGGATCAGAAGACTGAACCACATTTCTGTAATTCTTCCTTCTGCGTATTCCCAGCCCCATTCAGTACCTAGTCCAGCCATTGCAAGATGATTTGGAACACTATTTTGAACAATAAGCGGATTGAACCACCACATTGCATCAAGCAATAGAGCTTCACGAGTCTCTTCAATCTCCATCAGTGCTTCACGCACCAGGAGACAGAACCACGAGTCAGCTTCGTCGGTTGCATATTCTTCCCAACCAAATGCATTAACAGCAGTGAACTGCTTAAGGTTGTGCTGAATCTCCATGTCATATTTTCCTCTAGCGAAGAAGAATTCAGCATCATAGAGAAATGCATCAGCAAGATTGTCAATAGTGAACATGATTGATCCTTAGAGTGAACGAATGTTGTTGTCGATGATTGCCAGAGCAGTCATGCATCCAGCAATGTAGAGCGCATCTGCTTGCGCAGCAGCGAGTAGAGAGACTTCGATGTTGTGTTCCATCTCTTCATAGGAGAGGACATAGAAGTCGGTAGAAGTGTCAGAGGTGTTCATGAGAACTTTCAGAGAAGTGTTGAGGTAACAGAAAGACACAGATAGTTAGGATATCGTCCTTGTATCGGTATCCAGGGATAGTACGAAGTACGGGATAGGAGGAATGGTTAGGGAGTAAACATGAGCATTTACTCATCTCTCTTCACTTTTGCTCTATTCCTCAGCATATGAGCAAAGCTTTACTCTCTTTCTATCTAATAACTGACTATCTCTCAGTGTATGAGTGTTGTGTTGTGTAGAAAAAAACCTAACCTACTCCGTAGAGTAAATTAAGTAGAGCAGCTTAAGCCGCTTCGATGGTCTTCTGTTCCAGAGACAGAGCCTTTGCACGAGCCATGTTCATCTTGGAGACCTTGATGTCACGATCAGCCTTGCTTTGATCAGCGAATGCACCAGCAGATTGCTCTGCTACGGTAGCCAGAGACTCGATAGCCTTAGCACCCTTGTTAGCTGCACTGAACAGCGTGGTGATAGCCTCACAGCCTTGGTTGATCATGGTGATGAAGGGAGCGATAGCCTTGAGCATGTTGAATATCCTTAAGAGAGTGATGGGATGCATGGTTAATCCCATGTATATACACGGCACTATTGCCACAGTGAGTGCGAAGCACAGTACATACGAAGAACAACATCACATTGCGTACACACTATGAAGGTGGGGTAGGGTCACAGCAGTGGATATATGACGAAGTACCGGGGGGGTAGTCGGGTTGAGTTGAGGTTGAGGTGATAGTCCTACTCTCATACTTCACTACAACTTTTCCCAAAACCCTGCAGTAACACTTTCTTCTCTCTACACTCTCAAAAAATATTGCATAAAACTATGCTCTAATCCTGGGCATCTACCATATCCTCCCTATATCCTATGTCTGCTCTTGCTCCTCTCACTATTGAAGTCTTTCAGCGCGCTCTACCTGCAAAAGTCTCAAAGAATGTAGATCAACAGGTCATCGATCTTGTCAATCAGACGTTATCTGATCCTGATATGTATGAGGTCTATAGAGACAACCTGCTCTCATACACGAGCGTCATGAGTGACGGTCGGTTTAAAATCGATAGCTATGTATCTGCGGTTAAGTATGTGAGCCATAAGCTACTGGGAGATAGCAACATCCAAGCTTTCACCAAGACTTTCCCAGATAAATACGCTAGATACATCCAGAACGGTACTTCTGCCAAAGACATTGCATCTTATGTAGGTGCATACAATGGCAGTAAGTTGGTTAACTTGATCTTTGCTCAGACACTTGTACCTGTACATGTGCTCAATCAAGATCTTTATCAGAAGGCACTCAATGTGCAAGCTGAATTGATGTTGACTGCTAAGAGTGAGAAGGTCAGAACGGATGCAGCCAATAGTCTCTTGACTCAGTTGAAGATGCCTGAAACCAAGAAGGTTGAATTGGAGATCTCTGCTAAGGAAGACAGTTCTATCGCAGCATTGCGCGAAGCAACACAGCAATTGGTAGCACAACAACGGTTGGCTATTCAATCTGGTTCATCCAGTGCCCTGGATATTGCTCATATGAAGGTTGTTGCTGATAGCAGAGATGTTATAGATGTGGAAACCAAGGTTAAGTAAGCTTTCTTTCTTGGTTTCCTCTTATTTAGGAGGTAGCCTCGTGCTTAACCTGTTTGCGATGTCGTTTTGTGCTGTAAGGGCCTTGATTCCTGCATTGTTGCTTGGAGGCTTTGCCTCTATGTATTGCAGGGATGGGGGTCTGTTCATTGCAGTGCTGGTGTTCCTTGTTCGTTTTGAAAGGCTCACCGAAGGGATGTAAGGATTCCGTGCAAACCAAGTAAACTCCATGAAAGTACTTGCTTGGTTTGTATAGGAATAGTAATGAACACTACTGTGAAGAATCCCTTTGCTGTGGCACTTGAGAAGGAAGGTGTCACGGGAAAGCTGGCAGATGTTGCTTGGAGCATCTATAGCCAGGAAAGTGGTCGAGGAAGGAACACAAAGACCTCTAATGCAGGGGCTGTAGGTGGGATGCAGGTCATTCCCACAACATTTGCTGAAGTGGCGGATAAAGATTGGGACATCAAGGATCCTGAACACAACGCCAGAGCAGGAATCCGCTACATCAAGAAGCTGGACAAGATGGCTGGTGGTGATCCTGCACTCATTGGTGCGGGGTATTACGGTGGTCCTGGCGGTTTACAGAAGGCCAAGCAGGGGATTGCTGTGGCTGATCCACGAAATCCCAATGCCCCGAACACGCTTCAATATGGTCAGCAGGTCGCATCCAGGGTGAATGGATCCAAGGCACCTACTGAGAAGGCCGTAGAGGCTCCACAAGCGATTGATTTGCCCGACATGCCCAAGGGTGGGGCATTGCCTGAGGAGGCGCTTAGGGAGCCTGTGATGGCTTTGAAGGGCGGTTCCTATGCGATGGATGACTGGGCCAAGTTCAATGCGGCTCTGGGTCAGCAGGAGGTACAACCTGCAGTTGTAGCGCAGGGGTCTTATATTCCGTTGCCGAATATGGAGAGTGCATTGGGCAGCAATGGCTACTATGCAATGGCGAACTATGGTGCAAGTCCCAGGGTTCCAGCACAGAGAGTGAAACCATTCAAGGGATGGACAGGATTTAATGTATGAATGAGCTAGAACTGTTCAGTCCTAAGAGTGTTGAAGACTACTTGAATAGTACGGATTACAAGGTTGATCCGAACTATGTGCCTTCAGAGTTTGCTCTTGGTTTCGTGAACTTCATCAAGATGGTGAATGGCACACAGGGGGAGGAACATAAGACTCCTGTGGTGCATTTCAGGATGCTGGACACCATTACTGAGGGAGGAACCAAGATTATTAACTTGTGTCATCGTGGAGTTGCAAAGACTACCGTGATGGCTGAGTATTTGTTCTTGTATATCGCTACTTATGGGAATCTTCCTGGTTTCAGGATGATTAATCTTGCGTTGTATGTGTCTGACTCCATTGAGAACGGGGTGAAGAACATGCGCAAGAACTTGGAGTATCGATGGGAGAACTCAGACTTCTTGAAGATGTATGTGCCTAAGTCGAAGTTCACGGACATTCGATGGGAGTTTGAGAATGCAGATGGTCATGTCTTCATTGTGAAGGGGTATGGTGCGAAGACTGGTGTTCGTGGAGCCAAGGAACTAGGTACTCGTCCACAGTTGGCGGTACTTGATGACTTAATTAGCGATGAGGATGCACGTTCTGCCACTGTGATTGCTGCTGTGGAAGATACAGTCTATAAGGCTGTGAACTATGCGCTTCATCCCACGAAGAACCTGATCATCTGGTCTGGTACACCATTCAATGCCAAGGATCCTTTGTATAAGGCAGTGGAATCTGGTGCATGGGCAGTCAATGTGTTCCCTGTGTGTGAAGTGTTTCCTTGTGCAGAGGAAGATTTCAGGGGAAGTTGGCCGGATCGCTTTACTTATAAGTATGTGAAGGATCAGTATGACAATGCAGTGAAGGTGGGCAAGATTGAGACATTGAACCAAGAGTTGATGTTTCGAATCATATCTGCAGAAGATAGCATGGTGCAAGATGCGGAAAATGCTTGTTACAAGATTGATCTGGTGTAGAAG